CTATAGGGACATTGCCTTAAATTTCCGATCCAGCAGACCTACCTGATCATCGTCCATGTCGCCAATCCATTTAGAGTAAACGGTGTAAACCATTCGCGCGTTTTCATGCCCCATTTGGCTTGCTATGAATGCTGGGTTTGCGCCAGCAGAAAGCGACCAGCACGCATAAGTGTGCCTGGACTGGTAGGGATGGCGGTATCGGATGTCGGCCTTTTCCAGTCCTCGCTCCCAGCTGTATGAGATAGACCGTTTTGAATAAAAGCCAGCTTTGCTTCTCGATTGTGCTTTAGGTCGGAACACAAACGTTAGCGACTGCTTCTCTATCTTACCCAGTTCCCTGTAGTGAAAAATTATATCAGTTTGCTCCGTATTGCCAGTCAGCTCAAACTGCTCTTTAAGTGCAATCAATGCGGGTTTAAGCAGGGTAATGGTACGCTCTCCCGCGGCTGTTTTCGGCGGGACGAATAAGCCTTTGTTTGTGATATTGCGGCTGACATTAATTGTCCCTTTAACCAGATCCACATCTTCCCATGCGAGCGCACATATCTCACCATGCCGTAACCCCGTAAAGACCGCTAAGCGCCAGATGCGCGCATGGAAATCTGTAAGTACGGAGAGAAAGCGCTGAAACTCATCGTGTAGCAGTGGATCCGGTAGGTTCCGGCTCTTCTTTAATGGCTTTACGTTTTCGTAAGGCGCATGTGAAATAAACCGACTCTGATGAGCAAATCGCAGCATTGAGCATAGGGCGCTTATGCGCGAATTTACGGTATTCACTGCGCGGCCGTCTTTATTCAGCCACGGTGCCTTATAGTTCTTGACCGAGCCATACAGAAGCTCACGTCGATAGTTCAAAATGTCACTGTGCTGGATATCCTCAAGCGGCGTGCCAGCACCAACTATACGCTTTAGCGTATTGATGATGGATGTCAGGTTCTGAAAGCTGGCGGCTGATATCTCTATCTCTTTTACTGACAGAAACAGAGTGCAGAGCTCACCGAAGTTCTTGATGCTCTGGGTGGTTGCCTCGCCCGGGCGCAGCTTTGACTCAGGGAATCGCTGTTGGTAGTCGAATGTACCCAGCTGGATCTCACCGCTTATTAACGCGCGTAGGTTACCTGCCTTTTTGATATTGGCGTTATTAACTGTCCAACCTTTTAAGGTTTCCCGGCACCGCTTCCCACGATAGAGAAACCATATCCGTAGTTTTCCATTATGAATTTCTACACCTGTCGGCAAAGCGGGCATCATGCATCCTGAACAAGCTGGTTAATTTTTGGGAAGTTATACCAAACGACTGCACGGTCCTTACTGGCCTCTGCTGACTGAGGTAAACGTTTAAAATGGACACCCTCTACCCATGCACCTGCACGATAGCTTTTAATCTGGCGAGGGGTGAGGCCGGTTCTCTCGACTAAGCGAGATTCAACAACCCATTCTTCATTGAAAATTATTTGTGCCATATGAAGTACCTGGCGATCAGCACGAGTATAACTATGCTGATCGCGCGTTGATGATATTTCGATATCAAGACATCCGGCCAGCGAGGGCGCGCAGACGTCGCGCGCCGGTAATCGCCGTGGCCACATAGCTGGCGCTGCGGTTCTCGATCTCAACTGTTATCTTTGCCCCATCCACCTGAACGGTATATTTGCTGCTGGTGGCTCGGCTGGCGTAATCGCCGAACCGCTCAACATGACGGGCCAGCGCGGCATCGCATGCCCGGCGGGCCAGCGGAGAATCCTTCTTGCTTCGGTTGATTAGCCTCACTCAGCACCCTCCGGATCAAATACGTCCCAGCAGTTCCGCTCGATATTCGCAAGCAGCCGGCGATCCGCCACTTCGGTCAGCGACCGGCCGGTCAGCTCTGAGATTTGCTGGTTGCTGTGCATCAGCAGTAGCTTCAGCTCTTCATCGCTCCAGCGGGATTGTTTCTCGTTCATCTCGTTACCGGGAGGGTTTCCCCTCCCGCCTCCATCAGGCCGCGTATTCCGGCTTCATATCGTCCAGGGTAATGGCGAACTGGTCATACAGCTCGTCGCCCAGGTGACGCTTCGCCGCCGCCAGTGTCTGCTCGGCTTTAGCAAATTGTTCTTCAGCACCTGGCTCGCCGGGCTGGGGCAGGGAGTTGATCGCCGCCTCCACCTTGTTACGGGCATCAACCAGGTAGTAGCGCTTCACGGCTTTGTTTTTCAGCTCAGTGAACAGGGCCGAACCGAGAGTAGTTTTGGCCGCTTCGATATCCACCCGTACTGCTTTGGCGTTGTCGACGTCCTGAGCCGCTTCAATGCGATCCCGCAATTCATCAGCCAGAGCATCGATGTTTGCAGTGGACTCTTGCGCGCTGTGAGTGGTTGTTACGCCGTCACCTTTGATATCAGCCAGGCTCACGCGCTGGGCGGGTGCAGGATTGATTTCCCGCTCGGTACGCTGCTCAACTTCATCAGGCGTGTAAACGCCTAGGATCACATGCGGACAATACAGTCGCGCCCAGTATTTCACCCCGAGATAGGCTATCTGCTGCTTCGGGTTGGAAACCCACAGTGGGGAATTACGCGTCACGATGCCGGAAAGGTACAGCGGTTCGCCCCAGGTGATTTCGCTTTCACCTCTCAGGATCGCCCCGACCTGGATAAACAGGCCACTTTCATCCTCATCACTCCAGCCGCGCACGCGCTCGGTAACCGTATATTTCCCGTTCTTACCGGTTTTCTCTTTGGTCACTTCACTCGTTCTGGTGCAGCGTTCCCATTCACCGCCGTAGCGGTAATGAAAGCGACCATGAATAGCGTTTGAGCTGGCAATCACTGCATTAACCAGCTGGGCTTCATACCCCAGCACACCATTAACCAGATGTGTCTTTTGCGCGATCGCATAGGGATTCATACCCCATTGCATGGCCTGCATAACAATCGCCATACAGTCGGCGGGCTTGCCTACCAGGTGAGCCGGTACGGTAACCTGAGAGTCAGCCATCAGATTGGCAAAGGCAGTAAGCTGGCTCAGCGCCTGCACATTGAAAATAGCGTTGCTGGCAGAAATGGTGTTCGGTGCCTGCTGTTCTGCTGTGATGATATTGGTGTTTTCCATCGTCATTCCCCTTATGCCTGAGTACGCAGCGCTTCAAGGCGGCGCAGGTCGAAGTCGTTCAGTTCGTCGGTGTAGTCTTCGGTGATTGGCGCTGGCCACACGCCAGTGTCGAACGCGTTTGCGATGCGGTTCATCGTCTGGTGATACTCGAGCATGCCCAGCTCAATCAGCTCTTCGCTGGCTTCGACGATGGCGATCCAGTGGTAGCCCTCGTCTTTGTTGACGAAGATCCAGAAGAACTGGTCCAGCGCCGCGGCGCTCATGTACATGGCCGCGCTGAGGTGATAATCGCGATCGATGATTTCCCGGTGCAGACGGGCGCGCAGGCCGGACTGCTTAACGTTCCACATGCTGATAGTTTTCAGGTCAGCGCCGATACGCACCGCATCGATGTCAATTTCCACATCCGGGCGCACGCGGATTTCGAGGCCTGTCTCTTCGTCAATGCCGAAATAGCTGGTCTCTACGGCGCGGTTCGGGTGCGTCAGCAGCATGCCAGCGGTCGGGTGCGCCAGCAGCGCTTTCTGGATGGCCAGTGCGGTTTCCAGCTGCTGGCTGGTCACCAGCACCTTGCCTTCCGGGTTTTCGCGCCAGGCGTCCAGCAGCTCGTCGGCGAATACGGCATCCGGGCGGACCGCCTTGAGCGCCTGAATCATGTCGGCTTTGGTACCGGACACTTTCAGCGGCGCGGGCTTCTGTGCCTCCTGCGCAACCAGGTCAGGGTTGACGATCGCCAGCTGCTCCAACAGCGAGTCGCGGCTTCCGGTAGTTTTCACCGGCGCGGGCAGGGTGGCGTTGTACTCTTTGATGCAGGCCTTCATAGCTGCAGCGGTCTGCTTCTTATCGGCCTCGATGCGCTGGAAATCCTCCGGCAGCGCCATATAGCTCTCTGCAGTTTCGTCTACGGCTGCGCCCAGCGGCAGCGGAGCGGGCAAAGTGGCGTTATGAGCCTCCAGCAGCGCTTTGATATCGTCAGCGCTCAGCTGCGGCGGCAGACTGGCGTTGTACTCGTCGATGCAGGCGCGGATTGTCGCCGTGGTAGTGAGCGCACCTTCCGGGATCTCCGGCTCGATGCTGAACTCTGCGGCCAGTGTTTCCGGCTGCAGCGCCAGCGCATGCACCAGATTCCCCATATCCAGGACTTTGGAGCGTTCGCGCGCTATGGTCTTGGTGACGTGGCGCGCTTCGAAATACATCAGGGAGACGCGGGCATCTTTTACCATCGTGCTGCTGATGCCATTCGCGGCGTGGTAAACGTCGTTCGGCAGACCCTCATAACGGCCCGGCTCGAAATACGCTGGCCATTCCTTCGCGGCGGCCTCTGGCTCGGGAATATCCACTTCTGGTTCGATTACTGGCGTTTCTGGTTCGGTTTGAGGTAATTCCGGCTCATCCTGGTTCAGAGGTTCGATATTCTGGTCCAGCTCGGCGGCAACGTTGCTCGCCAGTTCCGGGGCAGCGGCGGCGAGGATCTCCGCCGGGCTCACACCGCCTGCTTGCCCAGCAGCTGCATCAGCACCTTCGACCGCTGGTACTTCAGCACCAGCTTCGACTTTGCCAGGGTCAGTCTCTTCCATCTGCACATTGCCAACGATCTCCACTTCTTGTTTTGCGACTTCATTTGAGGGGGTATTGATGACCGGGTTTGCTTTTTCACCCAGCAGGCCATCGATGGAGAACATGCCGCCGCCCAGGATCTCAACCGTAGGCTGAACATCAGCAGTTGCCGCCCACTTCGGTAAGTTGTGAACTTTGTTACCTGGCTCTTCTACAATCTGCTGCTCTTCGGTTTTTACCCACTTCGGCATAACGTGGTTCGTATCCGCCAGTTGGCTGTCGACTTCTTCAGATGCAGGCTCTTCAGCTGGTGCAGCAGTAGGGGTGATCAGCATCGACTCAATGGCCTGCCAGCGTGCCTCGCTGTCGTCATTCCCTGTATCAGGGATGAACGCCACTTCTTTGCCGTTCTGCGCGATATAGCTAATCAGCTTCGGAGTCTCGTTATGGATGCCTTCAGGCGCATTGCGGATCAGGACGAAAATGGCTGCGCGTGAAAAATCGAGTACGCCAGGCGTCTTGCGCAGCTGGGCACTCCACGAATTCCAGGGCTCTTCTTTATTGGTGATGATTTCTTTCGCCCGGCGCAGCACGCCGCCCGGGATCTCGTAGATGTTGTAATCCATAGGCAGCAGGGCGGCCGCGATTTCAATATCGAGAGTGTCGAGAGTGTGTTTCATGTCCGGGTTACGATCGGTGGTATTTCCGCCGGCGTTCGTGCCTGTGTCCGTGCGCTGAATGGTTGATACCCGGTTACCATTGATCCATTCCTTAGTGAGCAGGCCACGATCGATATAGTCCGTCGTTTTCCAGGCCTTCATGAACTGGAGCATCAGGGATAAATCAGGCGTCGCTTTGTCGGCTGGGAACACACGCTTAACAGCGTCGGTGAGCCTCCAGAATTCGAAGTCACGGAGCTTTTTCATTCCTTCGACATTCTCTGCGGCCAGCAGCAGGTTTTGCACGTAGGAGTTATCGGTGTCCATTTCCAGCTGCCGAACGGTGGTCAGCTGCTCGTTGTCGATGTGGTACGCGTACTCTTTCTCGGTGATAAACTGTGCGAGGAGACGGTGACGGAACGGCAGCGTAGGGACGGCGTGCAGCTCGGTCATGTCTTTTTCACGAAATGCCTGTACGAGAGCATGGACCTGGGTAGCTTCTACGGCTGAACCTTCCTGCACAACGTCTTCATCAGAGACATATTCACCCTCACCAGGTTCGCTGGTGTCGGCGAGTTCATGGGCGGGCAGCTTGCCGCTGAGCCAGTCCTCAACCAGTTGGTTGCGATCGCCTGCTTCGGCTGTAATCCAGCTTGACATGAAAGCTGACAGCCGCGCGGGTTCGTGTTCTTTATCCTGCGGGAAAACGTCTTTAACGGCCTGCACCAGTTTCCACTCAGCGTGAAGGCTGAGTTCGGCAATTTCAGGAACGTCATTTTTAGCCTGCAGCAGGCTCTGGAAGTAAACATTCTCTTCATCAGCTGCCAGTTCGTTGGCGACAATCTGCTGCTCCTGGCTGATCTCCGAAAGGTATTTTTCACCCAACAGATGCACGGCGAAGCGGACAGCCGGGGTACGATTTTCAAGCAGGGAGGTGCTGCCGGCGTTTGCGGAATCAGTGGCGGTTACCGGCGCGGCAGGGAGATCCGCATCGCTGGTGGTCACCGGGGAGAGGGTGGTTTCATCCTGCGATGCGGCGCCGGGGATCACGTTCCAGGTGCGCTGGTCTTCAGCCAGGGTATAGCGTTCGCACCAGGTGTAATCGATGGTGCTTTCTTCCGGCAGGTCATTGAACACCGGGAAATCAGTACGCACAGGCTTGACGTAGTCCTTACCGCGGCCAGTTTCGATGCCAGCTTCTTCCAGCTCAACGTCGAGCGTCAGGGCGGCGCGTGCTTCGGTTTTGGCACTAAACCAGATAACGCCGTCAGGTTTCCCCGACTTCTGCGTTGCCTTGATTAAGTAGAAAAATTCCATGTCAGATCCTCATTTTTGGATGTAAGATCCCCGGGCCATAGATAGCGCCCATTGGGTGTTGTTTTGGTTTGGTAAAAATTCCGGTGTACTTTGGTCGGTGGCACCGGACGTAGATCCCGCCTTGCGCGGGTTTACGTTAGCTTTCGTGGGCCATCTGGTCGTACGAAGCACAGCGAACAGAACAGTAATCGCGTTGCTCGCGGTCCAGCTGCGCGCCGCGAATGAAGAGCAATACGTTTTTTACTTCCTTGCCTTGCTCAATCGGCTGGCGGCAGTACGCGCATTTGGTCGAGTTACACATCATCAACTCCTCATAAATGGACAGTGGTACCGGCCGGCACTTCATCGGCGCGGACAATTCGTTCCACCGGATAACAGTTGCCTGCCACCTGCTGCTCAACGGCCGCCGCTTCACACTGCCTCTCGTTTTCATACACACCAAGCACCGCATCCTGAAAATCGCCGTTGGTCATGCCTACGGTCAGCACAAGCGCGAATAACGTATTCATTGGTGAGCTCCATGATTAGCGAACGAGCCGTGATATTTATTTCTGAACTCAATACTCACCAGCTCGGCAAGCTCTAAATCCTTAAAGCTTCCAACCAGGCTTTGATAGCCATTTACACAGCCGGCCACGCGCCAGGACTGCTCTCGTTTACACCAGGTCACGCCCTTAATACCGCTGGTGTTATCGGATCGTAATGCCTGGTTCTGCCCATTCTCGGAAGGTGAAGCCAACCTGATATTTTCAAGACGGTTGTCAGCACGGTTACCGTTTTTATGATCCACAAACTGTGGCGGCCACTCTCCGTACGAATAAAACCATGCAAGTCGATGAGCCTGATAAGCGACCCCATCGATTTTTATCTCGATATAGCCCTTGTGTGTTAAGCGACCAGCGACAGAGCCAATTTCAAAATTATTCACCTTTACCGCTCTGGTGAAATGCCCGGTAGCAGGGTCATAGCGAAGAACTGATTTCAGCCTTGCCATAGAGATAGTGTTCATTTTCATGAGTGAACCGTCCCCGCCGGTACCAGATGCGGCTGAATGCTGGGGGCGGCGAACGGCTGGCGGATATGGCGCAGGTTGCCCTGCGGCTCGTGCCAGTACATGCCTTCAATATGATTAAACGAGACGAGCCAAGCTGCGCCGGTGCGGCTGTTGCGCATCGCTACTGCTTTCCCGCTGTTAGGTACTGCCTGATTGGTAGTTGCCATCTCATCCTCTGCCGTTATCGCCCGGCTGGCGGAACGTTTATCGGAGCAACGCAGCGCGTTGTTGATGGAATGAGTTTACTCATTACTAAACCATTATGTAAAGTCTTTGGTAAACTTTTTCGTTGAGTTTGAGCTAAACCGTTATTTGCGCGAAGGTTTTTTTAGAGTTAGGCATGCTGGGCTGGATTACAGGCATAAAAAAACCGCCTTGTAGGCGGCTTGAGGCAGGGTATTTACTTACGCGAAGCTAATAGCTCTTTGAAAAGCTCGTTGAACTTGTCAAATTTAGACTCAAATTCAATAAGCATTTCCCGCTTGGCAGAATCAGGAAACCCTCTAAAGAACTTAATCAATTTTGTCTCATCAGCAGTAAGAACTAGCTCGTTTTGTGCCTTGTCTGGATGGTCATCGTCAACATCCAAGTAACCGGAAGGCATATTGTAGTCATGCTCGATCCTTCTGGCTGCCCTTTCTCCAAAGGAGCTCTTGCCATTTATCAACTGGGATAAATAGCTTTTCTCTTTTTCTGGTAGAGCCTTATCGGCAAACCAAGCCTTCAGGCGTCGTCTTCGGATTTCTGCTGTGGTCATGCTCGCATTTTGATTAGTAATTTCTAAACAAGCAAATACTTGACTATTGTGTTTAGTGATTAGTAAACTCATCCCACACCTTACTAGGAGGCTATATGCAGCTTAAAGATTACCTATCCCAACAGCGGGGCAACGCCAAATGGCTAGCCGAAAAGCTGGGTATATCCATGTCGTTCCTGTCCCAGATGGCCTCAAACGCATCACCTATTTCGCCTAAACGTGCGATAGAAATTGAAAGATTTACTGGCGGCATGGTCACGCGGGCGGACTGTCTGCCAACAGAGTGGGTGCACATATGGCCTGAATATAACCCACGCTCTATTGGTGCATCTGCCAACATAAACCTAAATAAGGCATAGCAAATGCAAATACTTACTTTTCAACAGAGTACATCTTTTTCACAGTCAGCGATGATAAATCGCTCTCAAGTCAAAGAGCCGAAACCTGTCGATATGCGCGACGCCGTTCGCGCCTGGGCAGCGGCAGCGGGGCAGGACGTCGTTACCGCACATATCGTGGATCAATGGCGCAGCTGCGGCGGCCAGGGTATCGAGTTTTCGGAAGATATTAGCCGCGCCCGGCAGAAGTTATTCCGCTGGCTCGATAACCGTTTCGATACCGAAGACTGCCGGGATCGGGTTCGCCAGCTGACGCCCGCAATTCTGGCCGTTCTTCCGCTGGAGCATCGCGGCGCGCTGGTGGGCGGAGACTGCAAGCTGACGCGCCTGGCGCAAGCCGAAAAGGAGGTTGCCGAGGCAAAGCGCGCGGTGCTGCTGGATGCACCCAGACATCAGAAGCTGAAGGAAATGAGTGAAGGAATAGCCGCGCTTTTCAGGCTTGAGCCGGATCTGGCCGGACCGCTGATGGCGATGGTAACGACGATGCTGGGGGCAATATGACAGGCCTGAAAATGGTGAAAGCCGCGCTGGTGGAACAGCAACGGCTTTCGGGTGCAAAAACAGGGAGTAATTGCGGAGAACAGTATGTCAAATACCGCTGAAATATACAAATTTCCTGCGCCAGCACCGGCGCAACAGGAGAGTCGCATGGCTGATCTGGATAAAGGCTATCTGCGTTTAGCCAATCAGATCCAGGACGCCTTATGTATCGTCGAGTTATCGGGTCGTGAGTTCCGGGTGCTGAACGCTATCGTTCGTCTGACGTATGGCTGGTCGAAAAAATCCGACCGTATCGCCAACAGCCTTATCGCAGACAAAACGACGCTCAAGGTGAAGCATGTCTCTGAAGCAGTGCTGAACCTCGCCTACCGGAACATTATTATCCTGCGCCGGATCGGGCAAACCAGATACATCGGGATTAATACCAGTCTGGATAAGTGGGCTTATACCAAGCCAAAATGCATGAAGTGCCCGGCGGATTTTCCGCGTGCTGAAGCTGGCACATGGGTGATTTCCATCCCTGAAAACAGGGATAACCATCCCCAAAATCAGGGAACAGCATCCCTGAAAACAGGGACAGCTATCCCTGAAAACGGGGATGGTAAAAATACCCCTCAAACCATCCCTGAAAACGGGGATGGTTATCCCCGAAAACAGGGAAAGGTATCCCCGAAAACAGGGAACACCAAAGACATTCTTTCAAAGACAAATATAAAAGATCTAACCCCCTATAGTCCCCCAGGGGGGAATGGGAAGTTTGATCCTCTGAGCATCCCTGTGCCTGAGTGGCTGAATGCGACAACCTGGAATGAGTGGGTCGCATATCGCCGCCAGTCTGGTAAGCCCATCAAAACCGAGCTGACCGTCAACAAAGCTTTCAGCCTGCTGAAGCAGTGCCTGGACGAGGGACACGATCCGGTGGACGTAATCAACGCCAGCATCGCTAACGGGTACCAGGGCTTGTTCAAGCCAAAATTCGGCCTCAGTGGTCGCAAGACGGGCCGGGATGTGAATCAAATTTCTCAGCCGGGTAGTGACATTCCAGACGGGTTCAGGGGGTAAGCGTGAAAAATATTATTGGCACTGGCAGCGCCCTTGAGCGTCTGAAAAAAATCATTCCGGCTAACGTGCAGCCGAAATTCAGCAATGCCCAGGAGTGGCAGGCATGGCAGGAATCCGAAGGCCGAAAACGCTCCGAGGAAATCGACAGGATGAACCAGCGCGCACGGTCAGAGAAGATTTTTGGTCGAGCCGGAATCCAGGCCCTGCACCGCAGCTGCTCGTTTGCAAACTACGAAGTGTCGTGCCCGGAGCAGCGTCAGGCGTACAGTCTGGCGAAAAGCTACGCCCAGAACTTTGGCGGCAGCGGATTCGCAAGCTTCGTGTTCAGCGGCGCGCCGGGTACCGGAAAGAATCATCTTGCAGCAGCAATCGGCAACCACCTGCTGGCCGCTGGCCACTCCGTTCTGGTTGTGACCATACCTGACCTGATGCTCCGGGTCCGCGAGTGCTATGACGACGGTCAGTCTGAGGCTTCGTTGCTTAACGACCTCTGCAACGTCGATCTCCTGATACTGGACGAAGTCGGTATTCAGCGTGGCTCCAGCGGCGAGAAGGTGATCATCAACCAGGTGATCGACCGCCGTCTATCATCCATGCGGCCAGTCGGCATCCTGACCAACCTGAACCACGGCGAGCTCGTTACCACCCTGGGGGCGCGCGTTATGGACCGCCTTCAGATGGACGGTGGTATCTGGGTCAATTTCGGCTGGGCGAGTTATCGCAAAAACGTCAGCCATCTGCGCATCGCGAAGTGAGGTGGCTATGAGCAATCGCTTAAAACCGAAGCAAAAGGCCATCGTAGAGTTCATCGAGGCAAACGGACCGGCAACGCCCCGCCAGATCCGTAAGCTGCTCGGCTGCGACATCCGTGAGGCTTACGACCGTCTCAAACGCCTGGGTATGGCCGGGATCGTCAAAAACATAGGCAAACCGAAACATCCGGAATACCAGCTGGTGCAGCGCTGGCAGGGAAAAATCAAACAGCCGAAGCAGCAGCAAACAACAGCGCCGTCGGTGGCCGACGTATGCCGCCAGAACTGGCAGGGCTACGAAATTCATAAAATTTTTGGGAGTGCGCGGGCATGAGTGAATCACTGAATAACAAAGAGCTGGTGGCCGTTGGTCATGAATTTGCAAAAGCACTGAGCAGCGACACGCCGATCATCGACATCGCCAAAATGATGTCTCGCCTGGCCGAACGGCTTGATTGCACAACGGCTGCGCTGCGCGAAAAGACGAAGCAGTGCGATGCACTGACGACGGAAAGCGTGGCCCGCGCCGAGATCATCGGTCAGCTGATCTGGCAGTACAGCGCCAGCGGCATTAAGCCTGTGCACAAATCGCTGAACCCGGCCTCCGCGCTACTGTATGACGCACTGGAGGTATTGCGGCAGCCAGCGACATCAGCAGCGGTTAACGAGCTGAAAGCGCAAGCTAAACCAGAAGGATGGAGGCTTGTACCGCTTGAACCTACACCCGAAATGTTGGCCGAAATGTGCCTCGTTGAAGGGTGGACAGAACGAGCGCTCAAAGCCAGATATCAGGCCATGCTTGCCGCTGCGCCGGGCGAGGAAGTGTGATGGATCCACTTCTGCAATACGCCACCAGCCGCATTATAGAGCTGGAGCGCCTGCTGCTGGTAAACGTGCCGGAAACAGTCTGGCCAGCAGAGGTTGGACTGGTTTACGCACAGGTTGAAAGCGCCGGGGATCTCCCGGCGCACCACCAGCGCCGCCTGAAGCATCACATCAACCGGATGTGGCTCGAAAAAATGCCGGTGCCATCGATCATCACCGCCGCCCGTTCGCTGGCCACTGCCATGGAGAAATACGCGTGAATTTACAGGAAATCATCGTTGATAACTTTGCCGGGGGCGGCGGGGCCAGCACCGGGATCGAGCTGGCTATCGGTCGCAGCGTGGATATTGCGATTAACCATGACCCCAACGCAGTGGCCATGCACAGCACCAACCACCCGGACACGCTGCATTACTGCGAGAGCGTGTACGAGGTAAAGCCAAAAGTAGCGACCTCCGGCCGCCCGGTAGCGCTTGCATGGTTTAGCCCAGATTGCAGGCACTTCTCCAAGGCAAAAGGCGCGAAACCCGTAGAGAAAGCCATCCGTGGTCTCGCCTGGGTTGTTTTGCGTTGGGGGCTTGATGTAGAGCCGCGCGTCATGAAATTAGAGAATGTCGAGGAGTTCAAGACCTGGGGGCCGCTGCTTGCTGGAGAGATGCGACCGGATCCTGCCAGGATTGGTGAAACCTTCCAGGCGTTTATCGGCATGCTGACTACTGGTATTGATCCAAATCATCCTGCCCTGGCCGAATGCTGTGAGTTCTTAAATATCCCGCTGGATAGTGAGGATGCGGCACGGCTGATCAAGGGGCTGAGATACGTTGTCGAGTTTCGTGAACTCAGGGCATGCGATTATGGCGCGCCTACTATTCGCAAACGGCTGTTTGTCGTTATGCGCAGAGACGGGAAGCCTATCGTCTGGCCAGAGCCGACACATGGGGATCCGAAAACGGCAGCGGTGCAAAGTGGCAAGCTTAAGCCCTGGCGGACTGCGGCGGAGTGCATTGACTGGTCTATCCCTGCGCCGTCCATATTCGACCGCAAAAAGGCCTTGGCAGAAAATACCCTCCGGCGCATCGCCCGGGGCATTCAGCGGTTCGTGCTGGATAGCGCCTCGCCGTTTATCGTGAAGTGCAACCACACTACCACGAAAGGCAAATACGACTGCTTCCGGGGCCAGGCACTGGCGGAGCCGCTGCAGACAATCACTAAAACGCACGGCTATGCCATCGCGGTTCCGCATCTGACAAAGTTCCGTACCGGTGCAACGGGGCAGGCAGTTACAGATCCGGTGCCAACCATAACCGCTGGCACGTCGGCGCGACCGGGCGGCAATGGCCACGCGCGGGGACTGGTTGAGGCGGCACTCGCGCCGTTTGTCTCCCGCCAGTTCGGTGCAAGCGTCGGCCACCGCGCGGACGAGCCGAGCGCTACGGTTACTGCGGGCGGCGGCGGCAAATCGCAGCTTGTAACGCCGACCCTGATCCAGATGGGTTATGGCGAGCGTCCGGGGCAGGATCCGCGTGTGCCCGGCCTGCATAAGCCAATGGGTACCGTTGTCGCCGGTGGCGGAAAGTTTGGGCTGGTGGCGGCGAATCTGGTTAAGCACTTCGGTGGGAACTACCAGGGCGCAGGCGTGGCGCTGGACGAACCGGCCCACACGGTCACCACTACCGATCATCATGGCCTGCTGACCTCGCACCTGGTGATGCTACGCGGTACCTGCAAGGATGGCCGGGTAGTTGACGCGCCAGCACCAGGGTTAACTGCGGGCGGCCTGCATGTAGGGGAGGTTAAAACCACCTTGGCGGTTGAGGCCTACGACCAGCAGCGCGCAGATCAAACGCTAACGTTCCTGCAGAAATATTGCGGCGCGAACTGCGACGGCCTGGTGACGATCAGCGGCGTGGTTTACCGCATAGTTGATATCGGCATGCGCATGCTGCAGCCTGCGGAGTTGTATCGTGCTCAGGGCTTCCCGGAGTGGTACATCATCGACCGCGACTACATGGGCACCCGCTACGCCAAAGACAAACAGGTTGCGCGTTGCGGCAACGCGGTACCGCCGCCGTTCGCTGAGGCGCTGGTGCGTGCAAATCTGCCGGAAATGTGTGTAGTGAAAGATAAGGCTGCTTAATTCCTTAAAAAGGAAGCCCACAATAGCCGGGCTTCCTTCAATTACATTACCTGTAAGCCAAAAAATCCAAATTAATGGTTACGGCTTTCCAGGTACTCCAGTACGATCATGATAATGACCGTTACCGGGCGTGCCAGTTTTAAGAAAAGAAGCAACATTTTGCTTTGACCTTTCTGATTCACGCCTCACTGCAAGCACCCATGGATTCGCCCTTGCAGATGTTGTATCTGAGTTAGCTGCTAGATACATTCGGCCTGAATATGGTTGGGGTGCAAGTTCAAGCATCACCAAAAACCAAGGCTGACTAAAACTCTTACAAAATCAAAAACAAAACAGTTTGATGCCTAAAAAAAATTGAAGGTTCGACTACATGTCGTTAAGCTTAACTCAGCTGCTAGGTACATTCGGCTCGGTAGATGAGGTGCGAACTCATCTACCAATTGGAAGGCCCGGGTTCATCACCCGGGCCTTTTTATTTTGGCTTGAAGGTAATGAAGGACTATATCTAGCCCCGCTGAAAGCTTGTGATGCCTACATCTTGCTGTTTGATTAGTATTCTAGTCTGGATTCTTTTCAGTACAAGAGTTGATTTTGAGGTTAAATTGCGGTTGCGGAAAGGTAATAATCGCTAAGTCCGCGAACGATAAAGGCTACAGGAAAGTCAATGTACTTGAAAAAAAATCTTACTGTGATTTAAGATAGCGAAATGCAACTAAAAACGAGAAAAATGTCTTTTTCGTGGGCCTTGAAAATCAAATTTGCGGCGATTTCAGAAAAAATTTATGCTCGTCGTAAAGGTTTTTAGAGCCATAAAATGGATTTTTCTCTGGAATTATCATTGATCCAAGTGCCCGTTCTCCGACCGAGCTGATCTCTCAATGCAGTCGCTGTGGGTAGCCTGACTGTTAAATAGCCTACAAAGCTCTGGATGAACGTGTAGAAATAAACGTAACATTGCTTCGCCCAACTTTGAGTACAAAATGTGGCTTGCCATGTTAGTGATCAACGTATCAGTACTCCTTTAACAGCCGCAAAAATCTGCGGGATGACTTATTTGAGCAGTTACGATATTACGCGTGGCGTAGCATACAATTGGCATCGGCAGAGGCTCCGCACTGCACCGTTTTGTTCGATGTAAGCAAAAAGTCGCTAACCCTTTTATCTCCCTTCATTGGCGGCACTTGCCGCGAGAGCACTTACACTCCCCACCTCGTCCGTAGTTTCAGCTAAACGTACAAGTAATATTCTTCATTAAGATTAAAATTTGACCTTATAAATCATTTACTTATTTTTGGTTGCACAAAAACATTTTATAAAATACTGTATATAAAAACAGTACAAGTTACCTATGGTTGCAGTGCCAGGATATAATTCAAACTTTCTGCCGCGCAGGTTATTAGAGAATTTACCCGATCTGCTAAGGTGGTTCGCATACAGAAGGTGAACAGCCAAAACTGGTTAGTCATAGTGAATTGAAGCGTCTAGGCGCTAAGGGGGTTAGTTGTGGATTTGGACATCGCTGAGGCGGTTAACATCATCAAGCAGCAGGGCGGTAAGTACCTTGTCACGTATGAAGACGGGAGGGTAACCGGGCTTGAGAAAGTGCGTCCTAATCAACACCTCCTTTCACTCGAGGATTTTATTGAGTTAGCAAAAGCAGCCGGATCGTTTGACCGGAACAATAACTCACTGACATAATCATATTGTCGCCTGAACAACGGCATCGGAGCATCGCAGCGCCACGGAGTGAACACCATGGCGCAGCAACTACAACTCATCAAGCAGTCCTCAGGAATCCTGATCCCCGCCACGCCGGAGACCAGCGATTTTCTGCAATCAAAATGTAAGCTGGGCGCGGTACTCGAGGCGGACTTCCGCCAGCTGCGTAACCCGGCCTTCCACCGAAAATTTTTCGCACTGCTGAATCTCGGCTTCGAATACTGGGAACCTACTGGTGGAGCGATCTCCTCAAATGAGCGCAGGCTGGTTACTGGCTATGCCAAATTCCTGGCCACGTTCGGTGGTAGCGAAGGCGCGCTGCTGGATGCCGCTGAGCAGTACCTGGCGCGCATTGCTGATAAGCGCGCCGGTAGTATCAGCCTCTGCAAATCCTTTGATGCCTATCGGTCGTGGGTGATCGTTGAAGCCGGCCATTACGATGCCATCCAGCTGCCTGACGGTACCCTCCGCAAACACCCCAGAAGCATTGCCTTTGCCAACATGGACGAGCCCGAGTTCCAGCAGCTCTATCGCGCAGCGCTCGACGTACTGTGGCGCTGGATCCTCTGCCGCGCATTCCGCAGCCAGGCGGAGGCCGAAAACGCCGCCGCACAGCTGCTGAGCTATGCGGGGTAATGGCGATGAAAGAGACCTGGTTCTACCACGTCGACTGCACCACGGCGCAGGCGGAAGAGCTGCTGGCGCAATACCGGCGCCGGGGCGTCAAAGTTGAGCGCAGCCTCAACCCTGATCACGTCACATGGACTGTCAGCGCCCTGCTGCCGGAAAGCAATAAGCCGCCGCGCCCGAGCCGGGTATGGCAAAGCAAGGCGTGGGGTTGAGCATGGCTAAGAAACCCCGCCGTAAGTGCGCAAACAAAGAGTGCCGCCAGTGGTTCCACCCGGCGCGCGATGGTCAGGTGGTCTGCTGCTACGAGTGCGCCACCATCATAGCCAAAGAGCAGACCGCAAAGAAACGTACCGAGGCTATGCGGGCTGAGAAGCAGCGCCAGCGCGAAGAGGCCAAAAAGCAGAGGGCACTGGATGCCGAACGCCGCCAGGCTGTTAAGCCACTAAGTCACTTCGTCAAGCAAGCCCAGCAGGCATTCAACGAGTTCATCCGGTACCGGGATCGTCATCTTCCGTGCATCAGCTGCGGCCGCCACCATGACGGGCAGTATCACGCCGGGCATTTCCGCACGACCGGCGCGAACCCGGAGCTGCGCTTTAACGAAGACAACTGCCATCGCCAGTGCGCCCCGTGTAACAACCATCTTTCCGGCAACCTGACGGCATACCGCCCGGCGCTGATCGCCAAAATCGGCCAGGCCCGCTTTGATGCCCTGATGGGGCCGCACGAACTACCGAAATGGAAGCGCGACGATTACATCAGGATCCGCGATGAGTACCGCGCAAAACTCAAAGAACTGAAACAGCAGGAGGCTGCGTGAAGCCTGAATTTATCGAATCACTCCGCATGCGCTGGCAGCGTCTCCGTATTTATCGCCGCCCGGGTTCGGTGCTGGTGGACTACCGCATTCTTCGAAATTTTATACGCATTTACCTTATTGCAGGAGCTGCAGCATGATCACTCAAGACCTGGAATTTGTACGTCAGCAGCTCATCGTTGCGACCGCAGATCTGAGCGGGGCGACAAAAGGGCAGTTGATGGCCTGGCTGGAGAACGCCCAGTTCGACACCGGTACGTTTAAGCGGAAGAAGCCGCGCGTGATGGATGAGATAACCGGCAAGATGATTACTCTGGATAACCCGCCGATCCCCGGCAAGCAGTCACACGCGAAAGGTTCACACATCCCGCTGGTTCAGCCTGTTGAATACTGCACCTCATCGTGGCGACGGGCGGTTCTGTCGCTGGATGAGCATCAGAAGGCATGGCTACTCTGGAACTACAGCGGAAACACGCGCTGGGAGAACCAGGTGGCGATCACCCAGTGGGCATGGGCGGAATTCGTGGAGCAGCTGGGCACCAGGAAAGTAGCTGGCAAAACGATGGGCAGACTGAAAGCGTTAATCTGGCTGGCTGCCCAAGATGTCAAAGCTGAGCTGGCTGGGCGTGACCTTTACCAACATCAGGATCTCGCTGCGCTGTGCGAAGTGAAACCTGATAACTGGAGCCATAACTACGTTGATTATTGGCGTGATATGCGCTCAATATTTACCGGGCTCGATAGCGACTCCCTCTTGTGTACAGTAAGAACACGATCACAACAAAAAGCAGCTAATTCGCAGCAAGGTATTGCAAAAGTCAATTAAATAGCTTACATTTTGACTAAATCTGATATCGTCGCCATAGCTTTGGTTGTCGACTGAAATTTAAAACCTCGCTTTGACGGGGTTTTTGCTTTTTGGTGGTATATTCCTAGGATGTCAAATCACAGGGGGTGATATGGGATTCTATTACGTGTACCAATACAAGCCGGAAAATGTGCCATTAGGAAAACATTTAAATGTATCCGATGAGTTTTCGGAGCGGGATGAAGCCAAGAGAGCGAAGTCCAAACACATGACTAATGATCCTGACTGTGTTTTCTCTGAAATCATACAGGCTGATTCGATAGAGGCAGTACTTCAAAGGGTACAGGCCGAAACACTTAATCGGCTTTAACCGATTTAATTTGAAAGTTTCTGTATTACCACTTCATTAGGGTCGCTTTGGCGGCCTTTTTCTATTTCAGGCTCCCGGAAACTCCCATCATCGCTTTGTCGTTAAGCATCCGGAGAGCCTGACCCTCTAACTACATACAGCACCCCGAAATCTATCGGAGGTGAGAGCATGTCTCATATGAGCAAACTTGTAACCGGCGTCGCCCTGGGCACTTCTGGCGGCACAATCGTTAACGGGATCCTGACAAAGTTCAGCCCGGATGAGTGGAGTGCGATCGGTGTGCTGGCGGGTATTGCCGGGATCATCATCACCGGCCTGGTTAACTGGTACTTCAAGCGCAAGGTAACGAACGCCCAGGTAAGAGCCCTGGAGAAGTACGGCCCCGCAGTCAAAGTCGGAGATGATTAAATGCCAATGACCAGCCGCCTGCGTAACAAACTCATCGCCGCCGCTGGTGGTGGTGCAATGCTGATCGCCTCTCTGTTCCTCGGCGGGCAGGATGGCGTCGAAGGGCGCAAGTACGTGGCCTATAAAGACGTGGCCGGAGTATGGACTATCTGTGATGGCCACACAGGCCGGGATATCGTGAAGGGGAAGACCTACACCGATCGCGAGTGTGACAATCTGCTGTGGAAAGACCTCCAGCCAGCCAAGAAAACGGTTGATAGTCTGGTCAAAGCGCCGCTAAACGAGTATCAGCGCGCCGCGCTCTATAGCTTTGTGTTCAACGTCGGCTCTGACGCGTTCTCGAAATCAACGCTGCTGCGTAAGCTCAACCATGGCGATCATGAGGGAGCGTGTGAGGAGATGCGCCGCTGGGTTTACGCTGGTGGTATGCGCTGGAAAGGATTGCAGAACCGGCGCGAGATGGAGCGAAGCTTGTGCCTGGCGGAGGGGAAGAATGACCTTTAGCATTCGAACAGTTCTGCTGATCGCTCTCGCGGTCATGCTGCTTGGTGTTGGCTATGGCGAGTTACGTTACCGTAATGGCTGGTACGCGCACGCCGACTACATTAACGCCCTGGCCGCCGATAAGCGCGCCAAAGCAGAAAAGGCTATTCAGCCTGTCGAGCAGAAAGCCGCCCAGGCCAGTGAAGAATCCAAAGTTATCTACCGAACAATAACCCGCGACGTGGTGAAATATGTCCAGGATCCGAATCGTACTGTATGCCAGTTTGACGATGATGCTGTGCAGCTGCGCCAGCGTGCCATCGACGCTGCCAACTCCATCAGCGGATTTGATGCAGCCCCCGTGCAAGGGAAGTGATGCTGGCGCAGACAGCGACGCGGATCTGCAATCAGACATCGAGACATTGCAATGCCTGCGCCAACTTCGGCTGGATAAGTACCGCTGGCAGGCCTGGTATAACGCAGTGAAATAAAAAAAGCCCTTAGAAACAGGAAACCCAGAGTGTTTCTAAGGGGTGCAAATGCACAATCGTTACAATACTAAGCATGCTGATTTCAATGATTTTTGCACTGAGATTTAGCCGGAAAGCATTTTTACAGGACAGAGGAATGTGTCATGGCTCAAAAACTGGCCCCAGTACTGTACTCATTGGCGATATAATGACCTATCCTGACCGCTACTAATTACAGCGGAGGGGATATGAAACAGCATGTGGATCCGAATAAGGTGGTCGTCTGGCAGTTAGAGTTCCGGTTCTCAACGAAAAGCGTATCGCTCGTACACGGCACCCACTTCATCCAGGCGCTGCAGAACGAGCCAGCCCACCAGCTCTATGACCGATTCTTTGATGAGATCGATATTGAGCTCAGGGCCGATTATGGCGATTACCAGCTGAGGAGCTGCAACATCCGGCCTGCAATTGTGAAAGAAGACTGACCGCCTCCGGGCGGTTTTTTTATTGGTAGCAACACGAGAGGCGCTATGTCAGTAGAAGGCAGCGATAACCCGGGTAAGTTTCGCGAAGAGTGGGACAAGCAGACAGGTAGTAAATAGCAGGCATTACACAGCGGCTCCCCCCATAGCGCATGACTATGAAAATTGCGAAGACCTATCATTTTTGAGGTATAGGAATAATCTCAGGCTAGTGATATTAAATACTCACTAAAACAAGTGGGGATCTGGTCTTGAAAATTTTAGGGTTAGATGAGCATAGAACACTTCGTGGGAGTGGAGTGTTAAAGTTTTTTGAGCTTGAGCGCGTTCCTAATAGTGACTGGGTTGAGATATTTGAAAGCCTGTTCACTCAGGAAAACGAGAAGACGTGGGTGGAAGGGTATTGCCTTGTCACTAATTGCCCCACAAGTGAGGTGGCAGCTCGCCTTAAGCTGATTGAGGAAAAATGTGTTGAGGCGAATGAGCTTCTAAAGAAACGACCCCCTTCTCTGTAGCACATCGAATTTGAAGCCGCCTCTGGGCGGTTTTTTATTGCCACCACATCAAGTCACCCGCATCTGCTGGTGGCTTTTTTTATGCGGTTCGCACGCGCACCAAAGAGAGTCTTTCAGCCGTGAGCCTAGGGAACCGCTTCTCTCGGGCGGCTGTCCCGTGCGACAGGCTCACATCTAAAAGGAAACCCGAATGAAATACTTATCGCCGCAGCAGGCGATGCTTGGCATGCGTGTCGTTCTGACCGACAGCGGCATGATCATCAAAAGCCCTGCTGGCTCTGCTGAGTACAACCTCAAAGGCCGCCGCATTAAAGTTACCGGCTACCCTGAATATTTCCCTGGCCTGCTGAGCGTGAAGGATAAGCGCACTAAGACAGGCGGATGGGTGAATATCTCAGCAGGAGAGTTCACGGCTTATCGTGAGGATGGTTCAGTTAGTGCACGCATTGGGCGTATCAACCCGCCAGAAGAACAAAAGCTGGTGGGCGCGACAGCCAGCTGGTCAACGAAGGTAAACACCGACGAGAACGGCCGCCGTTACGCTGCTGGTATGGGTGTTGCTGTCGAGGATGGCAAAGAGCAGGTTGCGTTTAAGGCTGAAAAGTTTGAGGTAAATAAAAGCGACACTCTGCAATTAAACAACGCGATCGCTACAGCAGCAGAGTTCAAGCCCCGCCTCTCTGACGAAATGCGTGACGCTGTCATTGACGCCATACGTGAGAGTGATGTGTTCAAGGTGCTGCTGAGCTCTCAGGATGCTCAGGCTTCGGCACTTGTCACCATGCAGCAGGCTATTGAACGGGCCGCAACCGACGCCATACGCAACGCGCTGAAGCCCGGCGGCCTGCTGTATCGAGGCATTTGATGGTATGGCTCATGACATTACACAGCGCCCATCTCCGCCGCCCCTGTTCGTAGATAACCCCGACTTCAAACCGTACATCCGCATCATACCCGCCGACGGCGTTCACGGATGGCTGCATGCCGAGATCCTCAGCGACGACGGCAATCTGCATAACCCTGATCATGCTCACCTGCTGGAGGCCGATCTGTGTTTCCTCTGGGCGTCGAATGCGTTCGATAAAAGGGGGCGGTCCGTACTGGGCCAGGCGGAAGAGGTAATGATGCGCGCCGGGGGCTGGCAAAAAGCCCGCATGGAGCAACAGATGTATGAATGGTTCGGGCGCATCCCTGACTTCATCATCACCCTTGCGGCAGATTACTGCGCTCAGTGTTCAGATTTGGAGTTCTGCGCGCTGGTGGAGCATGAGCTGTACCACATCGCCCAGGAGACGGATGAGTTTGGCGCGCCGAAGTTCACGCGTGAAGGGCAGCCGAAGCTGAAACTGCGTGGCCACGATGTGGAGGAGTTCGTCGGCGTCGTCCGGCGCTACGGAGCCAGCCACTATGTTCAGCAGCTGGTGGACGCTGCGAACAACCCTGCGGAGGTTGCCCATCTTGATATCGCCAGGGCATGTGGAACGTGCCTGCTGAAACTGGCTTAACTTTTGACTGATTATGACAGGCAGGTAACCAATGGCGGCATTAAAAGGAGAGGTCAAAGCCTTTATCGTCCAGTCGTTAGCCTGCTTTGATACGCCCACTCAGGTAGTCGAGGCCGTCAAAAAAGAGTTTGGCCTTACGATCACCCGTCAGCAGGTGGAATCACACGACCCGACAAAAGCGAACGGAAAAGGCCTGGCGCAGAAGTGGGTGGACATGTTCAACGCCACCCGTGACCGTTTTCAGAACGAAATCTCTGATATCCCGATCGCCAACAAAGCTTACCGGCTGCGTGCGCTGGATCGTATGGCGACCAAAACAGAGGGGATGAAGAACTTTGCGCTGGCATCCCAGCTAATCGAGCAGGCTGCCAAAGAAGTGGGCGACGCCTACACCAATAAGCATAAGTTCGAGCATTCCGGGCCGAATGGGGGCGCTATCGAGACAGTCACCATGAACAAAGACGATTACAAAGCTGCGCGGCGGGAGATGCTGGAGGATGACGACTGCTGAGCAAAAGCTTTTCGCCCGCCGCGTTGAGTGCGTGGAGGACGGACTATATTACGCGCGCTACTTCTTCAAACAGCGCACCGGCGGCAAGATGATCGTCGCGCCACATCACCAGGTGATCCAGCAGACGCTGGACAGGGTGATAGATGGCGAAATTCAGCGTCTGATTATCAACGTCCCGCCTGGGTACACAAAAACCGAGCTGGCAACGATCAACATGATGGGGCGCGGGCTGGCGCTCAACCAGCGTGCTCGCTTCATGCACCTGTCATACTCCCACCAGCTGGCACTGCTTAACTCGTCTACCGCGCGCGGCATGATCAAATCGCAGGCCTATCAGGCCATGTGGCCTATGTCGCTGCGAGATGATGCTGATAGCAAGGCGATGTGGTGGAATGAGTTCGGCGGTGGCGTCTATGCATCCTCCGCCGCTGGTCAAGTAACGGGCTTCCGCGCCGGGCACATGGAACCCGGCTGGCAGGGCGCGCTGATTATTGATGACCCGGTAAAACCGGACGACGCTTACTCGGAGATTGTCCGCGACGGCGTTAACAACCGCTTTAACGAAACCATCCAGTCACGTCTGGCGATCGAAACGACACCGATGATTGTGATTATGCAGCGCATTCACTATCACGATCTGAGTGGTTACCTGCTGCGTGGCGGCTCTGGCGAAAAGTGGCATCACCTCAATCTGCCGGTGCTCATCGATAACAGCCAGGCGTATTCGGCGCAGTACCCGGAGAACTCCCACGCTATCCCGATAGATCATGGTCTGCCTGATGGCTGGCTCTGGCCGTTCAAGCACAACGAGACACACCGCGTCTCCCTGTTCTCGCACCGGCGCACCGCCGAGGCGCAGTACATGCAGAAGCCGCGGCGTTTCAATGCAGAGGGTGCGCTGTGGAATGAGGCGATGATAAGCGCCTCCCGCGACCTGCAGATCCGTTTCGACAAGGTTCGCTCGGTAGTGGCCATCGACCCGCAGGCAACCAACAGCGATGAAAGCGACGAATCCGGCATTGTGGCAGCCAGTGCGTATGGTGCTGGTGACAAAAAGCAGTTCTCTGTTGATGGGGACTACAGCGGCAAGTATTCACCGGCTGGCTGGGCCAAAAAGGCCATGTGGGCTTACGATGAGCATGAGGCCGATGCGATCGTTATCGAAACGAACCAGGGCGGCGATATGGCCGAAGAAACGCTGCGTAACGCCGGGTATAAGGGCCGCATCATCCGTGTCCATGCAAGTAAGGGGAAATACGCCCGGGCAGAGCCGATATCTGCGCTTTATGAGCAGGGCCGCGTTGCGCACAACGGTAATCTCTATGTGCTGGAAAATCAGTTGATGGAGTACGTGCCGGCCACCGCTAAAAAGTCGCCTGACCGTCTCGACGCAGCTGTTTATGCGCTCACCGAACTCGGCGGCGCGCAGCCGATGGGCATGATGATTCCCAAACGGCTTCAGGGTAGATAAACTGAATGTAGTGAATGCGCAAGCTGATGCGCTTCGGGATCTAGCCAGGTAAAAATATGCCAAAACAAAATAAAATAATTATGCATCCACTGCTGGTTATTGATGAATGGCGAAAGGGATGCAGTTGCGCGATTAACACAACCGCTGGCGAAATGGGCCACCCCTCGCTTTGCTCTGTATGTACTGACGCTGCCATGCAGGCTATTGAACAATGGTTTGCAGAAAATCCGCAGTGGAAACCAGCAGCTACACCAGCAGTGGAGCCAGAAGAGGACGAAGGCCTTGATCCACTGTTCAATGAAGCTGTCCAGTTTGTTTTGACCTCCCGAAAAGCATCTATTTCTGGTGTGCAGCGTGAGTTCCGGATTGGTTATAACAGAGCTGCGCGGATCATTGAACAAATGGAAGAGCTGGGTGTTGTCTCACAACCTAATGCTAATGGGAACAGGGATGTTTTGCCGCCCGCTCCTGGTGAAATGTAATTAGCAGTTATCGAACACAGACCGCCTCCGGGCGGTTTTTTATTGCCTGAATCCACAAAACGGACCCCAGCATGAACAATAATCTTCAACTGGCCGTCAACCATGCGTTGGCCGATGCCAGCCTTGCGCGCGCCCGGATGCTGGCGGCTAACCCGACAATGGGGCTGGATGCCAAGCGCAGCACGGCGTGGTGCGAGTACGGCTTCAAAGAGGATTTGACCTTTGACGACCTCTATAGACTCTACCGGCGCGGCGGCATCGCTCACGGCGCGGTGCGCAAAATTACCAGCACCTGCTGGCTCAGCAACCCGGAGATCATCGAGGGGGAGAAGACCGACGAAACCCGCAAAGTAACTGCATGGGAGAGCAAGGCGAAAGCCGTCTTTACCCATCGCTTCTGGCGCACCTTCGCTGAAGCTGATTTGCGGCGGCTGGTGGGCCGCTACTCCGGCATCCTGCTTCACATTCGCGACGATAAAGACTGGAATCTCCCCGCCACGAAAGGTCGCGGCCTGGAGAAAATCACTGTTGCTTGGGCGGGCGCGCTAGTGCCCTCTGCATGGGATACTGGCCTGAACTCCCGTACCTACGGGCAGCCGAAGATGTGGCAGTACGTTGAACGCCTGCCGAACGGCAGCACCCGGCGCGTGGATGTGCATCCCGATCGCGTGTTTATCCTCGGCGACTATTCAGCGGACGCAATCGGCTTTCTGGAACCAGCCTATAACGCGTTCGTCAGCCTGGAGAAAGTGGAGGGCGGCAGCGGTGAATCCTTCCTGAAGAACGCCGCGCGCCAGCTGAATATCAACTTCGATAAAGAGATCGACTTCAGCAACCTGGCCTCGATGTACAACGTCGATGTCAATGAGCTGCAGGAGAAGTTCAACGAAGCCGCTGTTGAGGTTAATCGCGGCAACGATGCGCTGCTGACTACCCAGGGCGCAACGGTGACGCCACTGGTGTCCTCTGTCGCCGACCCCGGGCCAACTTACAACGTAAACCTGCAGACAGCGGGAGCTGCGCTGGATATCCCGACCAAAATCCTTGTAGGCATGCAGACGGGCGAGCGGGCCAGCACTGAGGACCAGCGCTATTTCAATGGGCGCTGCCAGTCCCGACGCGGTGATCTGTCGTTTGATATTGAAGACCTGTGCGACAAGCTGGTGCTGCTGGGCATTCTCGACGCGGTACCACAGAAAACGGTTATCTGGGATGACCTGAACGCCAGCTCCGGCGCTGAGAAGCTGGCATCCGCCAAAATCATGGCCGAGATCAACAGCGCGTCAGCAGCTACTGGTGAGCAGCCGTTTACTGGCGAGGAAATTCGCGTGGCCGCCGGGTATGAGGGATCGCCTGCACCGCTGGGAGAAGATGACGATGAAGAAAAAGACGAAGAGGATAAAACCTCCGATTCTGCCCGGAAACCTTAGCGACCCGACGGGCGCAGATCGCCTCGAACGCGGCGCGATGAATGAGTTTTCAAGGCGGGTTAAGCGTATCGCAAAAGCCTACCAGAGCATCCTCGACCGCATACCTGCATCACCCGCTGTGAACCTTCGTTACACCTTCGACCTCGATACCTCGCTTCTGTCCATGCTGCTGGAGAACGCCTCCGCGCTGGTCGATGAGATCCTCTATGGCGGTAACGAGACGAATTTCTGGTTCTGGCGCGATTACGTTAACCAGGCGTACCAGCGCGGCACGGCGCAGGAGTTCGCCAGTCTGTCTCAGCAGTCAACGGTATACGCCACCGGGCGGGAGAACCTCCAGCAGCTGCTGTTGAGCGAACCCTATCAGCGCCGTCTGCTGCTGGTGCGCACCCGTGTATTTGAGGAGATGAAAAACCTCAGCGCGCGGACGAAGTCGGACATGGCGCGGATCCTTACCGACGGCATGGGTCGGGGGCAAAACCCCCGTGATATTGCCAAAAGGCTCACTGAGCAGACCGGGATGGAGATTGGTCGCGCAAAGCGTATCGCCCGGACCGAAATAACCACGGCGCTGCGTCGCGCTCGCTGGGATGAGTCGGACGAGGCCGAGGCCCAGTACGGCATCATGACCCGGCAGATGCACCTCTCCGCACTTAGCCCGACGACACGCCGTAAGCACGCGCTGCGTCATGCCCACCTTTACACAACCGAGGAGGTTCGTGACTGGTACAGCGTTGACGGTAACGCCATCAACTGCAAATGCACGCAGGTAGCGGTGCTGGTGGGTGCCGACGGCAAACCGCTGAACCCGAACGTCATCGACATGGCGAAGAAGCGGCTGGATAAGGCACAGAAGGCCGGACTTGTTGCCAACCATCTACATTGCGGCTGCGGCCACCACCGGGCAGCTTAAACGAGAAACTACTATGACAATGCAAATCAACGTCACCACGCGGGTGAACAGCCAGACTATTCGCCGCGAGGTGCACAACGGGCGTGATCATCTCGTCCTGCCCAGCTATACGCTCCCGGCCAATGTCGTTATGAACGGCGGCCTGTACTCCGCCAGCGAAATTGACGCGCATTACGCCGGGCTGGAAGGCACGCTGGCCCCGCTGGGGCACCCGCAGGTTAACGGTCAGTTCGTTTCGGCCTTCTCGCCAGAAGGGTTAAACGTTGGTTTTGTCGGTGCGTGGAATCGCAACGTCAAAAAGTCCGGAAACCGCATCTACCTGGAAAAATGGGTTGATGTGAATAAAGCCAGCGAGTCAGAAGGAGGGCGTGAATTGCTCGAGCGAGTGGCTGCCATTGAGCGTGGCGAAGATGTGCCGCCCATTCACACCAGCGTCGCTGTATTCCTCGACCAGCTTGAGGCCAACGAAGAGCAGAAGGCGCTGGGTGCAGAGTGGGTGGCAAAGATTCACGGCATGGATCATGACGCCATCCTGCTGAATGAAGTCGGCGCGGCTACGCCAGAGCAGGGCGTCGGCCTGATGGTCAACGCCGACAATGCTACTCCACTGAAGGCTAACTCCGGCGCGCTGGTGGGCGAATCCTACCGGGAGCGAGAGCAGCGGCTTGATCGTGCGGCTAAGTCCCGGTTCGCCCCTGGCGAGAATGAATACGCCTGGGTGGCCGACTTCACCGACAGCCAGGTGGTCATCATCCGTAACGGGGGCAACGCCCAGGTGTTCGGCTATACGTCAGAGGGCGGGAAAATCACCTTCGACGACACCGGAACGCCGGTAGCCCGTCAGGAGTCCTGGGTAGCTGTCGTAACCAACAAATTCAAATCTTTTTTCACTCCGCAGGATCAGCCTGCAACCAACCACCAAACGGAGGGCGACATGCCTTTAACCAAAGAAGAAATGGAACAAATCGGCACCATGATCGGTGAGGCTGTAGCTACCAATACTAAAAAGGCGATTGAGCCTCTTGAGTTGCAAATCACAGCCCTTCAGACAAACCACCAGCAGCTTGCCGAAACCCTTACTGCTAATTCCCGCGCTGAAGAAAAGACGATGCGTGACGCTGTGCAGGCGGTTCACGGCGAGCTCGTGGCTAACGCCCTGTCAGGCCCGGCACTGAAAGAGATGTACAGCAAGCTGGGTACTGCCGCACCGCTGGGTGGTAATTCCGCGCAGACGCCTGGCGAAACCGGCGCTCCTGATCCGTCCGCTCATTTCCAGGCTTAACCGGCCCGTAACCAACCTTAAAGGAGACCGCGCATGGCATCCCGCTATCGTCGCGTAAATATCGACGGGCAGTCGCTCTACAAGACTGAAACCCGTACCACTGCCGCTGCCCTGCTGCCGGGCACTGCGGCGATCATCAATGGCGAAGACGTGTTTGCGCAGGCAACAGCGCTGACCGGACGCCTCTACATTATCGACTGCGCCTACCATCAGGGCCTGGGCATTCGTGACGCCGTGCCCGAAGGTGATTCCGCTGTGGGGAACTATGTGGAAGAGGGGCGCGAACTGGCGCTGCTGTGCGTGCCTGGTGCGTACAAAAAAGACAGCCCGATCAAGCTTGGTGCTGCTGGTCAGTTCACGCTGGCCACCGACGACACCGACGCGGTGATCGGCTACAGCCAGGACGAAGCCACCATTGCGGCAGGCACTACCGATTTCATCCGCGTTCGTATGCGTGTCGGCACTGCCGCCGCAGCCGCTGGCGCGTAATTCAAGGATAAAAGCACATGTATTTTTCACGAGAAACCCTGGCGGCTAACAGCCGCCTTGTTGGCCACTGGAATGAGCTGTGGGCTAACCGCAACATGTGGAACGCCCAGCACAACGCGATGATCGCCACTAACCGCGCTCACATGACGCCGGACATGCTGGCGTGTAACGCTGTGGGTGGCTTCGCCCGCGAGTTCTGGGCTGAGATTGATCGCCAGGTCATCCAGCTGCGCGATCAGGAGGTCGGCATCGAGATTGTCAACGATCTGCTGGGCGTGCAAACCGTGCTGTCGGTCGGTAAGACCGTCAAGCTCTATAACGTCGTTGGCGATATTGCTGATGATGTGAAAGTAACGATTGACGGTCAGGCCCCGTTCTCGTTCGACCAGACTGATTACGACAACGACGGCGATCCGATCCCGGTGTTCACTGCCGGTTACGGTGTGAACTGGCGTAACGTTGTAGGCATGAGCTCTGTTGGTATCGATCTGGTGCTGGACTCGCAGTCTGCGAAGCTGAAACAGGTCAATAAACGCCGCGTTTCGTACTATCTGGACGGCGACCGCAATATTCAGGTGCAGGGTTATAAAGCCCAGGGTATGCGTAATCACCGTAACACCAAGCGTATTAATCTTGGTTCCGGTGCCGGCGGCGCGAATATCGACCTTACCAGCGCTAATCAAACTCAATTGATTGCGTTCTTCGGTAAGGGGGCCTTCGGCTCAACAGCACGCGCTAACCGCGTCGCACAGTACGATATCATGTGGGTGAGCCCGGAGATCTGGGCAAACCTCATGCAGCCGTATGTGGTGAATGGTGTGGTCAGCGGCAACGTCCTGAATGCTGTGATGCCGTTCGCACCTGTCAAAGAGATCCGCCCGACCTTTGCGTTCAAAGATAACGAGTTCCTGGCGTACCAGCGCCGCAAAGAAGTGATCTCTCCACTGGTGGGCATGGCTCAGGGCATTGTGCCGCTGCCGCGCCCGCTGCCGAACGTTAACTACAACTTCCAGATCATGTCTGCTGAAGGTTTGCAGATTACCGCAGACGCAGAAGGCCTGTCCGGCGTTGTCTACGGCGCAGCTGCCTAAGGATACGCGATGGCTAAGTACGAAGTGATTCGCCCGTGGCACGGTGTTGCTGTCGGGGATATCGTGGAATTTGAGAGACTTAACCCGGCTTTTAAATCTAACGTCCGCCTGATGCGTGGCGAGGCCGGTGCGCTTACCCCGGCAACGCCCGGAGCAGGAAACGATGGGAAATCCCGCAAGGAGATTATTGCCGATCGCCTGAAAGAGCTGGGTATCGAGTTTAAAGGCACCCTGGGCGCTGAAAAGCTTTCGGAGCTGCTGCCTGACGGTGAGCTCGAGAAACTCTTCCCCGCTGAATAACAGCCGCCGCTCAGGCGGTTTTTTTATGCCCCGTTCCTGCGGGGCCTCTTATTTCAGGAGTCAGCCATGGTAAATCCCGAACAGGCGCAGCAGTACCTAAGCGGTCAGGGGATTACCCTGCCTGATTTCGTGCTGGCGGCGCTGGTGGAGCAGGTAAACGGCATCGAAACGTGCCTGAGCCTGCATTATCCGGCCGCCACAGCAATGCTTATCCAGCTTTATCTGCTGGCGCTGATGGGGCTGGGGCAGGGTGATAAATATCTGTCCAGCCAGACCGCGCCAAACGGCGCTTCCCGGTCGTTCCGCTACCAGTCGTTTTCCGATCGCTGGAAAGGCGCGCTGAACCTGCTGCGCGGGCTGGATAAACACGGCTGCGCGACGGCGCTCATCCCGCCCGACCCGACTGCCACCCCTGCATTCGGCGGTATCTGGATCGGCAAGGGCGGCTGTATGAGCAACGGGAGCCGCTGATGGCCCTGATATCCGTTAAGCAGCGCCTGCCAGAGCCGTTTACGAAGGTCTGGGTGCTGACTGACAGCGGCAGGAGGGTGACCGGCTACGTCAAAAGCAACGGCGAGTGGTTCATTTTCTGCCGCAAGGTCGCCGCCACAAAGCCGGAAGTCATCCGCTGGGAGGAGCCTTGAGCGCCACATCAGAATGGGTCTACACCAACCTCTGCACTGTTTATCCACTTAACGGTTATGACGACTGGAGCAACAGCTATCAGTATGGTGAGCCCTACCTTATAGCGAGCACATGGGAATCCGAGGCTAAAACCGTGACGGACGACAGCGGGAAAGAGTTCGTCTGTCAGCAGACTATCTATATCGAGTCGAAGCTGAACGGTGTGCTGATGCGCCTGCCGCAGCGCGATGATTATATCGCGCATGGTGATACCAGGAGTCAGCCAGATCCGCTTAAGGCATTTGCTGACAAAATTGTTGCCGTGCGCAGCGATGATATGAGCTTTTTCGGCGAAGACCCTGACTACCAAATCATGACATGAGGTGACTATGCCCGTAAAAGGCATTAAGCGCGTACAAATGAATGCCAAGAAACTGCTTGGTCAGGTTGCCGGGCCGGTGACAGAGCGGGTGATCACCGAGGTGATGATAGTCGGGATGGGTTATTCAGCACAGATAACGCCGATGGATACCTCCACGCTGGTGAATAGCCAGTTTCGTGAGTTGCGCCCCATCCCCGGCGGCATGACCGGACGTGTCGGCTTTACTGCCAGCTATGCCGCCCTGGTCAACGCAGCACCAGGCACGCTTAAAGGGCAGCCGCGCGCGAACGGCAACGGCAACTACTGGGATCCAAACGGCGAGCCTGACTTCCTGCGTAAAGGCTTCGAGCGTGACGGAATAAACGATATCCGGGCCACCATACGGCGAGGGTACAAGCTATGACCCGCAACGAGGTGTATGACGCCCTGCGCGCCTGGCTCCAGCAGCATGGTTTCGATACGGGTTATCGCGTGCAGAAGCGCTTTTTCATTGAACGGCCGGATTCACAGAACGAGCGCTACCTCATCATTCAGCAGAACGGCGGAGGAAGTGACGAGGAGGCGGTCTCCCGCGACTATTTCCGCATCATCCTGCTGGCCGGCCAGAACGATCCCGGTGTCGATGCCGTGGAAAATAATGCTGATGCCATCCGCCGGGCCATGAGCCTGGAGCATCAGACCGAATGCATCATCCTGATGCAGCCAGTCGGCGGCATTCCCGCCTTCAGAACCGAAGAGGGCCGTGTGGCCTTCGAAATCAACTTCAGAACCATCATTTCCCAGTAACGGAGTAAAAACTCATGGCATGTGAATCAGGTGCATTCACGGGGCTTGCTGTCGCCGTATATTACGCGATCGGCTGCCCTGAGGTTCAGCCAGCAGCGAACCAGTATAAGCGCCTCGGCATGATGCGCGGTAAAACCACGGGCGTGGAGTGGGAGACTGCCGACGCAACGGGCGACCAGAGCGCAGCGTTTACCCAGGAGAACGTCACCACCTATAAGAACGTGTCTTTCTCCGGTGACGGTGTAAGCCGTAAGGAGGCTATCTATGGCCAGCGGGCCATGAAACGCCACGTCTACAGCCCGTCAGCGGAAACCAGCAACCAGCCTTATGTCTGGCTGAAGATCATCTCCCCGCTGGATATCACCGAAGGGCCGTTCCTTGTCACGAGCTGGCAGGACGAAGCGCCCCACGATGATGTCGCTACCTGGTCGCTGGAAGCCTCCAGCGCGGGCAATGTCGATGTGCGTGACGTGGGCGATACCATCACTATCACGACCCAGCCACAGAGCCGCACGCTCGAAGAGGGCGACACGCTGACACTGACCGTGGCGGCCACCACTAGCGGCAGTTCTCCTTTGAGCTATCAGTGGCAGCGGGACGGTCAGGATATCGGCGGGGCGACGGCGTCAACGTACACCAAAGCCAGTGTGACTGCGGCAGACGATGGCACTTACGCCTGCGTCGTGTCATCCCCAACGACCAGCAGCGTATCGTCTGGTTTCGCGAACGTTGTAGTCACAGCTTAATTACGGGGCTTCGGCCCCTTTGAGGTTTTATGCAGGTCATCACTGATATCGGCCAGGCGGTGATCCGTGCTGGTGGCCGGGAGATATTCCTCAACCCTTCTTTTCTGGCGATGTCCCGGATCGGCGCGCCGGATGATATCGTCAGGCTGCTCGTCACCGTGCATGCCGGACACTACCCGACGCATCGTATTAGCGAGCCGGCCATCATGCGCGACGTGCTGGCACGCTGTTTTGCAGAGATGGCAGCGGCGGCGGCCCGGGTGGTTACCGCCTGCTGTACAGAGAACATCAGTCACCTGATAGGCACATACCAGGTCACAACTAAAGGTAAGCTGTTCTACCGGCCCGGTCTGCTGCCGGTTGCCGACGTGATAGAGCTGGCCCGACACTTGATCCGTCACGGCGTGATGGGGGACCAACCGCCAGAGCAGCTAAAAGGGCAGAAAAAAGAATATTCCAGTAATTTTGATGCCCGGTCATTCGTGTACACAGCCGTTGCTCACCTCGGCATGAGCGAGGCGGATGCATGGAACATGACAATGACCAGTTTCCGCGCCGCAATGAACGCCAAGTTCCCGGTGAAGGAGAAAGACAAGATCCCGACGGAAGAGGCCTATGATGAGGTCATGGACTGGGCTGACAGGATGGTTGAAATCGACACGCAAAGGAATTACGAGTAGTTTACATCCGTTTAAAATTCAAACTCACCTGAGAGTTTCTACTAACTTTGGTAGGCCGCCAATGGCAGGGAAGTGATGTTAAGATGTTTCTGATTGCAATCAAAGGAAACATAAAATGAAAAAGGCATTGGCTTTAGCCGCAGTAGTGATGATGTTGGCAGGATGTAGTTCTCGCGTAGCTGATTTAACCGTGGCGAGTACCAAAAACTATAATCTTAACTCGAATAATTTTGTTAAAGGCGCTCGCGTTAAAGCAGAAGACTCCGCTCCAGTAGTGCTCTTCCCGCTTGGGATCCCTAACGTGAAAACTGCCATCGACAGAGCAATCGAAAGAAACCGCTGCTCAGTTGCGTTATCAGACGTTGTAGTAACTCAGTTTAACCATTCTTTCCTGGTCGGTAAGTTTGGTTTCATCGTTGAAGGTACTGAAGTTATTGACCGTGGCCAGCCGGGTTGCGAAAACGCTAACTGATAATTAAGCCACCTTAGGGTGGCTTTTTTGTATCCCTCATCTGAAATCAAAAAATCAGGCATCACGTTGCGCTGTTGTGCTCACCTGATAGGATTAGTCCTATCTTTTACTGATGGGGATAAGGATATGCATATCGACATACCGGGCGCTATCAATGACTATTTCACAGTTAGTGGTTCGGAAGAAAAAACTTATAAATCAAACAGAAGCAGAATAAGGGCGCTTGTTGAAATACGGAACCAGAAAATTCAGCAGGTGATCGCTGATGGGGGAAACATACATACCGCATCCTTAGATTTACAAGATCAGGTAAGTGACTTTTTTTCTGAAGCTCCGGTTGAAGCACAAGTTGTGCTTTTTGAAACGCTCGCTGAAGAGATGCTAGCCTCAGCATCAGCAATAAATGATGAAACTACCAAACTCAACGCTCAAGTCGCATCAAGCGAGGCGACAGGTCATGCAATTGGCCAGTGGATAGGCGCTGGTATTTTGCTGGTGTTCCTTCTTTTTATGTTCGGTTTATTAAAATAGTAAGACTGATCTTGCCCCCAAAACCTCGCTCTGGCGGGGTTTTTTATTGCCCGGAGAAAAGCAAATGTCCGAGAATCTTGGGACTATAGAGTACATTATCAAAGCAGATACAGCACAGTTGCTGATGGCTGATAAGGAGGTGGTCAAAGCCACCGACAATATGCAGGATGGTTTTGACGCAGCTGATGATGCGGCGCAATCACTTTCTTCTTCTCTGGGCGAATTGAGTAAAATTGCCGCGGCTGTAATGGCAATCCTTTCTGTTAACCAGATATCGCAATATGCCGATGCATGGACCGAACTGAACAACAAACTAGCGAATGCGCTGCGACCAAATGAAGAGTTGGTGGACGTTACAGAGCGGGTATTCAATATCACTCAGCAAACACGCTCTAGCCTGGAGGCTACCGCCTCTCTCTATGCCCGACTGGAGCGTGCAACCCGCCAGTACGGCACGAGTGCGCAGGACCTTGTAAAACTCACAACGATAATCAACCAAGGCTTTGTGGTTTCAGGTGCTACCGCTGAAGAAGCAGAGAACGCGATTATCCAGTTATCTCAAGGCTTGGCGTCTGGTGCATTACGCGGAGAAGAATTCAACTCTGTAAACGAGCAGGGTAATCGTCTAATTGTCGCTCTTGCGGATTCAATGGGCGTGACAATTGGCCAGATGCGCCAGTTAGCCGCTGAAGGTAAGCTTACTACCGATGTTGTTGTGAATGGCCTGCTATCCCAAGGAGCAACCATTGGAGCTGAATTCGTCAAAACTACGACAACAATCAGCCAGGCAATGCAAGTTGCTGGCAATAATATTACCAAATTTATTGGAGAAAGCTCTTCTGTGAAAGCGGGTGTTGCTATCTTCAATGACGCCATAATCACAGCAAGCAATAATATTTCAGGTCTGAGCATGGCTTTGACCGCAGTCGCTGCTGTAATGGGAAGTCGATATATTGGCGCTCTGACTATGGCTGCTACAGCGCAAGTTCGTAACACTGCCTCGCAAATTGCTGCTGCCAAAGCAGCAGTAGTAACCACCTCAGCTGCTGAAGCACAAGCTGCTGCGCAATTACGCTCTGCTCAGTCTAGTAAGAACGCAGCAACCTCTGATCTCAATCTTGCTCAGGCCAGATTAAACACTCTTAAAGCAACTGCTGCTTCTTCTGTAGAAGAGGTCAGACTAGCGACTGCGGAAGCGCAAACCATCCGAACGCAGCTTGCGCAAATTAACTCTGAGAAAGCGCTTGAGGCTCAGCGTTTACGCGCTCAAATTACCGAGCAAGGCCGGATTCAGGCTGCAACTCGCATGGCTCAGTTGCAGCAGGCATCTGCTGCATTAACTACGCGACTTGCGGCTGCCGAGGCTACTGCCTCTCAATCCCGGGCGGCTGCAATTGCATCTGCAGAAGCTAAGGTTTCCGCTGCAAGAATCGCCTTGGCTAATGCCACTGGCGTCGCAACAGCAGCCAATGGTAGATTTATCGCATCGCAAGAGGCATCAGCAGTGGCATCACGAGCTGCTTCAGCTGCAGCCGCCTTGGCGAGAGGTGCTCTTTCCCTTATTGGTGGTCCTGCTGGTGCAGCCATGATTGCGGCTGGAGCCATATTCTATTTTTGGCAGAAAGCTCAGCAAGCCAAACAAGAGGCAATTGCCTTTGCTGATGGTTTAGACAAGCTCAACTCATCTTTAAAATCATTGAGCAACACTCAATTGCGAGGAACCATTGCTGATGCCAATGTGTCAATCCGGGCGCAAAAAGATGAAATAGCTGATTTAGAGTCGGATATCGCATCGCTTCAAAATCGCTACAAGAGCTTTACTCCAGCCGCCCAAGCTTATGCGGATTCAATGGGACAGGGAGCAGAATTTAGCCAACGGCAGGCTGAGGTTTCAGATGAACTGAACGGGAAGATTCGGGATCTCGCCAACAAAAAGGATAAGCTTGCTAGAACAGAAAATACTGCCTCAGAAGCGAACCGTTTGCTTACTAACAATATGCTCTCATCGATGGGTGTGCATGATCAACTCATTGAAAAAGGCACCACCCTGGAGAGAGTTCAAGGAGCTGTTGCGAAAGCCTTCGGTAATACTGCTGATGAGATTAACCGGGCCAATCAGGCCGGGCAGAATTTCAACCCCAAGTCACTACAAGTAGATCCCCCTACTGAGGGCGCAGATAAAATCATACTTAGTCTTGAGGAGCAAAATGAGCTTCTTAAGATTCAAGGTGATCGTCAGCGCGCCATTGCTAAAGCCAGGATGGAGACTTCAAAGGTCACTGACAACCCTAATCAGATTGCATCTGCCGAGCGTCTGGCTGCAGAAAATTACGATCTACAGGAAGCTGAGGAGGCGCGACGCAAAGCGCAGCAGCAGAGTGAGCAGCAGGGTAAAAACGCAGCCAATCAGATGGAGGCCAATGCTCAGAAAATTGCTGATTACAAACAGCGCGCAGAGACGGCTGCTGGGGCAACGCAGGATTTGTCCCGCGAACAGGCAATGCTGAGGGCGGAGCAGTCGCTTAATAAAAGCGCTACAGCTGGGCAAATTGAAGAGATACGGAAATACGCTGCTGCAGAGTGGGATGCTGCAAATGCAGTCAAACAGCGCCAGCTAATACAAAACTCTATACCCGAGCTGAAAGAGAATGCCAGTTTTGATGTTCAGAAAAAGGCCCTCGAAAGTCTTAAGGGCCAAAAGAATGCGAACGGTCATCTGCTTCTGTCTCAGGAGCAATATAGCCGAGCATCAGAACAGCTCGAGCAAGACCATCAAGTCGCTCTCGCAAAAATAAGGGCAGGCCAGGCAGTAACACCGCAGCAGTCAGCTGCCGGAGAGGTTGACCCCGTCCAGCAGCTTGCCAATCAGCACGCACAGCAGCTGGCGCTTATTCAGCAGTTTGAGCAGCAGGGAGTGCTGGCGCACCAGCAGGCTATTGAGCTAAAGAACGCTGCAGATACGGAATATGAGCAGCAACGTATCGCAGCGCAATGGGAGATCTTCCGCAACCAGAGCCAGGCTAATGAGCTGCTGGCATCTTCCCTTGATGGTCTCCAGAGCGGTGCGAGTAGCGCCATTACCGGCCTGCTAAGCGGAACGCAAAGCCTTCAGGAAGCCTTCGCCAACATTGGTACCACCATCCTGAATGGTGTTGTCAGTAGTCTTGTACAGATGGGGATGGAATGGGTTAAAAGCCAGTTGATGGGCCAAGCAGCCGCAGCCGCATCTCTGGCTTCAACTATGGCCCAGGCAACTGCCGCCGCTGCCGCCTGGGCTCCGGCGGCAATCAGTGCCTCCATTGCAACAATGGGAAGCGCTAACGCTGTAGGTCAGACTGCATATGCGGGATCGCTATTGGCAGCGAAAGGCATGGCGGTAGCCGGTGCGCGTCGCTACGGCGGCAACGTCTCTGCTGGCAATGCCTACCGGATCAATGAAAACGGGCAGTCTGAGATATTCCAGACAGCTGGTGGTCAGCAGATGTTCATTCCAAACCAGTCAGGAAAGGTTATTCCGGCGGATAAGGCTGGTGGCGCTACATCATTCAACCCCGTAATGAACCTCACCATCAATACTACTGGCGGGATAAGCAATGAGGAATTAGCGAGAATGCGTAAGGTCTGGAACAACGATATGTTGAAAATGCTGATCGACCAGCAGCGCCCCAACGGTGTACTCCGGAGGAAATGATGGCAGAAGTATTTTCCTGGAAGCCCCAGCGCAGCTACAGCGTTGATCGCACACCGAACGTAGCCGTCGTTAAGCTGGGTGATGGTTACGAGCAGAGGCAGGTTAAAGGCATAAATCCGCTGATGGCGAAATACAGCCTGGTTTTCCGGGGCGTAAGCGGGCCGTGCAGGGCTAATGCAGCAAAGGAGGCTGAAGCCTTCCTGCGGGCACGCATGGCGGTAGAGTCCTTCTACTGGACGCCATCCGATACAGGAGTGCAGGCGCTGTTTGTCTGTCGCTCCTGGGGCATGGTTAAAAACGGGCCGCTGTACGAACTGACGGCCACATTTGAACAGGTACCACGTTAAGCCGAAACATGGGAGAGTGAAAATAATGAGCAGCGCACAGAGCAAGATAGACACACTTCGATTAGAAAATGAACTTGTTAATCTTGAAAAAAAAGTAATGCTAACTTATAGCGAGGTGATTTTTTTATTGAAACAGATTGAAAAGGAAAAAAATTTAAGATTCATGAGTGAAGGGGTTAATATCCAAGAGGCATGCGATGACTTGAGATTATTTAACAGTAATGAATGTTATTTATGGGCGGAGCATGCTAAGTTGCAACTTCTTTCTGGGTTTATGTCTATGAAAAGAGCCATATTAAATGGCTCTGCTTAATATCAAGTTACATTAATGTTGTATTTTGCTGAGTTGAGGTAGGGCGTTGCATTTAAGAATGAGCCATTGACGGATTTTATTATATATTGAAGCATGTGGAATAAGTAAAGTAAGTTGCCGTTTGCGCTGTCAGAATAAATCCAGCTAAATTTCTCTTCTCCATATCTGAATTTATTTGTATTCAAACCTTCTATAAAGTTATCATATTGCACGAAACCTTTTTGTAAAACAAAGGCCGCATCTAGCGATGGGCTTGGCATAGAGAACCTAGTAGGGTTGTTTGGCAGGGTAGGTATGGTAATACCGTGCTCCTCATGAGCTTTTTTTAACCAATTATAAATGGTGGAAATATTTTGAGGGCCGTCGTATGCTATAAGGAAGTTTCTGATGCCCTTGGTGAAAGTAGGTACTCCAAAAATCTCATTGATACTGGGAGCTAAATTTTTTGAGTTGTAAGCTGCTTTAACCGCCTGCTTCATATCTTCATATGTTAGCGTAGATTTTACTTCTAATGTGGCAACAACTGATTCAATTAAATAAGCATTGATACCTCCGCCAAAATTTAATTTAGGGTACTCATTTCTATATAAAACGATATCATATTGATTTCGTTGTTCTCCTGCTTTTGAATTGGAGTCTATTATTTCCCCTGTTCCAATAGAGATACTTGCGGGTAGATGATCTCTCAAAAATTCCGAGATAAAAGCCTCTCTAGGAGTGCCTTTATGTAAAGAGTGGCCTGTAATTGCAACACTCTTTCCTTGTGATACTAAAATTTGCTCTTTTAAGTCAAAATGTTCTTTAAGCATTTATTATCAAGCCTTAACCAGAGGTGATCAGCCATCCCTCCTTTGCTGAATACGTCCATGCCCCAAACATGGACGGGCTGAATACCCAACATACCCAGGGATGTAAATCAGCGACATCCTGATATTCAACCAGTAGCCACCTCCGGGTGGCTTTTTTATGGGAGATTTTCGTGCGCAACATTCCACCAGAGCTAATTATCGACAGCATTGATGCAGGAGTCGGCGCGTTTATCGATCTCTTTGAGGTTGACCTGCAGCCATTCGGCGGTGACGTTCTCCGCTTTCATTCCGGCACGAACGGTTATTTCGGCGATGTCATCTGGCGCGGCCTGGTTTACCCGGCGTACCCAATCGCTGTAGAAGGCTTTGAGTTTAAAAACGAGGGCACCTATGCCCGGCCCACAATGGCGGTCGCGAATATCTCCGGGCTGATTTACGGCATTAACCACGATTTTAATGATCTCTACGGCGTGGTGGTGACCCGCCGGCAGGTGCCGGTTAAATACCTGGATGCGGTGAACTTCCCGAACGGCAACCCGGACGCAAACCCGACAATGGAGGCAGTCTCGCGCTTTGTTGTGGAGGGGATGACAGAAGAGACGTTCGAGCAGGTGACGTATGAGCTGGCGACGCCTGTGGACTGCGATAACGCCATCATACCGGCTCGCACCATCCTGGCCGACGTGTGCCAGTGGCAGTACCGCGGAACCGGGTGTAACTATGACGGTCCGCCGGTGGCAGATGAGCGTGATAACCCAACCACCGATCCGGCAAAGGATAAATGCTCGCACCGCCGCTCCGGCTGCCGCTTTCGTTACCCGCGTCCCGAGCCGATGCCAATCAGTAGCTTCCCCGGCTCCCAGAAGGTGTCCTGATGCAGGAATTACTCGATTATGCGGCCTCGTCGCAGGATGAGGTGTGCGGCCTGATCATCGATGGCACCCGGCTTTACCCCTGTCGCAACATTCATCCCAGCCCGGAGAGTCATTTCCGGATCAGCGACGGCGACTGGCTGGCAGCGGAGCGAGAGGGCGAGGTGACCGCCATATTTCACTCTCACCCGATGAACTCCCCGGTGCTCTCCGGCGCTGACCGCCGGGCACAGGTTGTAACAGGTCTGCCCTGGTGGCTGGCGTGCAACGGTGCGCTGCGTAAGTTTCGCCCGGTACCGCACCTGCTGGGCCGCCGGTTTCAGCATGGCGTCACAGACTGCTACACGCTGTTTCGCGATGCCTATCACCTTGCTGGTGTGGATCTGCCGGACTTTGAGCGGACAGATGGCTGGTGGCTGCGTGGTGAAAACCTCTACATCAAAAATATGGCAGCCAATGGCTTTCACCCGGTCCCTGCCAGCGATGCACAGCCCGGCGATGTGATCATCCGCCAGCCATTCCCGGGCGCTGACCCCTGCCACGCGATGATCCTGCTTGAAAGCGGCAGGGTGCTTCATCACGACTGCGCCGGGCACCTCAGCAGGCGCGAGGATTATCGCCTGGCCTTTATGAGGCAAACCCATTCTATCTGGAGGCACGAACAATGCTCCGATTTAAATTTAGCGGGCATTTACGCCGACATTTCAGCGAAATCAAATTAGCCGTCGATACGCCTGCGCAGGGGCTGCGCCTTCTGCTGGCGCAGGACCGAGCCTTCAAGAAAGCCTTTCTGTCGTCGCCTGTGCAGATCCGCGTTGATGGCGATGAGCTGGACGATGATAACGCGCGCTTCCACATGGACCGCCAGCTGGGTAGCGGATCCACCATAACGTTTGTCCCGATCGTGGAAGGGGCAGGGCTGGAAACCGGCACCATAGTTGCCATCGTGGCCATCACGATGTCGGTCGCCTCGGTCGCCTATTCGCTGTACATGTCCCGCAACATGAAAACCAAAACCTCAGCCGAGGCAGCGGAAAATAACACCATCACCAACAACTCATTCACCAGCACCGAGAGCCGTGTCGGCCAGGGCCATCCGGTCGCGCTTCTGCTGGGTGAAATGGTGGTGGCCCCCAACGTGGTATCTCTCGGCATCGACACGTCGAACAACCAGGACTGGACAGAATCTATTAGCTAAGGTGGCGTTATGTCTTCAGGCGGCGGCAAAGCCAGCACTCCTAAACTCCTCGACGATAATCTCAAATCCAAACAGTTTTACCAGGTGCTGGATCTCATCGGCGAGGGGCCAATTTACGGCCCGGTGGATCAGGAGCACCTGTCCTCTTTCATGGTGAACAAAACGCCAGTTACCGACGCCCGCGGCAATATCAGCATTCCTGGCATTAGTGTTGCCTGGCGACCAGGTTCAGAGTTTCAGAGCCCGATTAATGGCTTTGCAGCAGTCCAGGCATCAACCATCGTTAATGCGGATGTAACTTTCGATACGCCGCTGGTGCGAACCGTCAGCGATTCTGACGTGACCCGTGTACGCCTGAATATCGGTGTTACCGGGCTGGTGCAGCAGGACACCAAGGGCAATCAGCAAAATAGCACTGTCACCATGGTGATTGAAACCCGCACGGCTAACGGCGCGTGGGATATTCAAAAGACGGTAAGCATCACCGGCAAGATCTCCGGGGAATACCTGGAAGCACATGTTATCGATGCTCCGGACGTTAAACCGTTCGATATCCGTGTCCGCCGCATCACTCCGGATAGCGTCAGTGACCTGCTGGCTAACGGCACCATCTGGAACAGCTACACCGAAATCACCGACGACAATCTGTCGTATCCGTTCTCGGCCATGGTTGGGGCAGTAATCGACCGTGACCAGTATACCGATACACCAAACCGCACCTATCACCTGCGCGGCCTGATCGTCGATGTGCCGGATAATTACGATCCAGTTACCCGCACCTATTCCGGGCTGTGGCTGGGTGGCTTCAAAAAGGCATGGACCAATAACCCCGCATGGATTTTCCGCGAACTGGTGAAAAACGAACGATTTGGCCTGGCCCGGCGAGCCGGTTATATAGATGTCGATGACGGCATGTTGTACGTTCTTTCGCAGTATTGCGACCAACTGGTAAACGACGGCTATGGTGGGCTTGAACCGCGCCTGACGCTTAATGCCTATGTGACCGAACAAATCAGCGCACGCGAGTTGCTGGATAAAATCGCGGGCATGTTCCGCGGTATTGCGCTGTGGGATGGCTTGCGCCTCACGGTTATGCTGGACGCGCCGCAGGATCCGATCGCCACCATCGCAAACGCTAACGTCGTTGACGGCAAATTTACTCGCAGTTCCGTTAAACGCTCTGAAAAATATAATGCCGTGGTGGTCTCCTGGACTGATCCGGATAACGGCTGGGAACAGGTGAAGGAGTACGTTTCTGACGATGACGAGATCGCCCGGGGCATATATAACGAGACCACGCTGGAGGCGTTTGGCTGCACGTCCCGCGGCCAAGCCTGGCGCGCCGGGAAATGGCTACTTGAAACGGCAAAGCGGGAGAGCAGCCGCTTAACATTCCAGATGGCGCGCGACGCCATTGGGTTCACGCCCGGCGATATTGTTGAGATCATGGATAACAACTATGCCGGAACCCGCTTGGGTGGGCGCATTATCGGCCATTCAGGGAAAATAATCTCCGTTGATGCTGACGTTTCTGAGCTGGTATCGCCGGGCGACAGCATGTCGATTATGGATCGCACCGGGAAAATGGGCAGGCATGAGATCGCCAGCGTCGCCGGGCGCAACATTACCCTGCGCAATGCGCCCGCCTGGGTACGTGACGGCACCGTTTTTGCGATCTCCACCAGCGAGGTATCGGTCCGGTTATTCCGAATCCTCAGCATCGCCGAGACGGAGAACAACTCCGTTTACAGCATCACCGCTGGGCAGCATGACCCGAACAAACAGGCCATTGTTGACGATGGTGCAGTGTTTGATATCCCGAATGACACCCTGAACGGGTACCGGGTACCGAACATTGAAAACCTGCGCATCCTGAATACCAACAGCGAGACCGTGCAGGTTACCGCCACGTGGGAAACGGCTACCACCACCAAAAAGCTGGTGTTTGAGCTCTGTGTTTATAACGAGGCTGGTGCGGTTGTGGCGCAGTACGAAACCGACCAGTTTCGCTATGAGTTCTACGGCCTGAATGCCGGGAGCTACACGCTGGGTGTGCGTGGCCGCAACGAGAACGGGATGAAGGGGGCCGAGACGCAGGTTAGCCTGATTATCGGCGCGCCGCGCCCGCCTAACTCTGTTCAGTGGATCCCGGGGCCGCTCCAGGCGACGCTGGTACCGGTTATGTCGGTCACTGCCACTACGGATACTTCCTTCGAGTTCTGGTACGCCGGGGAAACGCCAGTACCACCAACTGTCGATATCGAAAACAGCACGCAGTTTCTTGGCCGGGGGTATCAGTGGACCATCCAGCAGCTGAAATTTGATCACACCTACTACGTGTACGTCCGCACCCGTAACGCCTTTGGCGTGTCTGATTTTGTTGAGGCCTCGGGTAAACCAACCGACGATTTCAGTGATATCACTGACGCTATCCTGGATCAGATTGCAGAGACTGAACTCTTCAAGGACCTGATCGAGAACGCCGTAAACAGCAACCAGACCATCGCCGACATGGCTGCATCTATTGCAGATAATGCCGACCAGCTGGCGGCCGCTGTCGGCGCAACCCGGGAAACCGCCGAGGGGATTATCCAGAATGCTCTTGCGATCTCCGAGGTGGCGTTCCGGCAGTCTGCCCAGCAGGGTGCTAACTCCGCTCAGTTTGAGCAGCTGCGCGAGGTGATCGCGATGGAAACTGAGGCGCGGGTTACCGATGTCACCCGCCTAGATGCGGAAACCGAAGCTAACGCGGCAGGCATTACCGAAGTGCGCCAGGCGCTGGCCAGTGAAACGGAGGCGCGGGCAACGGCGGTTAATCAGCTTACTGCAGCCACTAAAACAGCTTCAGAAAAAGCTGGCGCGGCAGTGGAGGAGTCCGCAAAGAATACCGCGGCGATCACCGAGCTCGATCAGGTGGTCACGACGCTGGACAGCTCTACTGCCTCACGTTTCGAGGAGATCACCGGCAAAACGGATACTGCCAGTGGCGGGGTACAGAACACGGCGATCGCGCTGATTCAGAGCACCCTGGCGAACGTCAACCTGCAGCAGCGCCTGAGCGTGCAGTACGGTGATAATAAAGCCGGGATTACGCGCATTGACAACGTGATGGCCGATGCCAGCCGTGCCGTCAGTGAGTCGCTGAAAACGCTGGACGCAGCGGCAGGCGGCGGAACGTCTAACGTCACCGACCTGGCCAGAACGCTGGCTGATTTCTCGTCAGTCTCGGCGCAGAAAATCAACTCGATGACGGTGACCCTGAACGGGCAGACGGCGGCGATCACCCAGAACGCCCAGGCCACAGCGGACCTCAGCGGCAACATCAACGCGATGTACAACATCAAAGTCGGTGTTTCCAGTAACGGCATGCTCTACGCAGCGGGTATGGGGATCGGTGTACAGAACAGCCCCAGCGGGATGCAGTCACAGGTGGTGTTCCTCGCTGATAGGTTTGCGGTTATGACGCAGGTTGGCGGTGCTGTCACCCTGCCGTTTGTTATCCAGAACGGGCAGACATTTATCCGCGACTCGTTCATCCAGGACGGAACGATCACCAACGCCAAAATCGGCGCATTCATCCAGTCCAATAACTATGTGCCGGGATCGTATGGATGGCGTCTGGATAAGGGGGGCACGTTTGAGAACTATGGCAGCGATGCGACCGGCGCTATGAAGCAGACCAACACCACCATCAGCATCAGGGACGCAAACCGTCTGCGGGTACAGATCGGCAAAATTACGGGGGTATTCTGATGGCACTGGGGATTCAGGCATGGGGGGTCCAGACGTGGGATGCCAACAGTAACCCGAATAACTACGGGCTGGTGCCGATAAGCGTTCTGGGTTTTTTTTCAGTGGCTGCCGGACAGCAGTCAGGCGCGGCGAGCTATGTGGTCCCTGCCGGGTTTCGCATGGAGTTTATGCAGGTAACTGCCAGCGACAGCTACACTACTGCGCGCCGCACCATAACCGTGTCAGGAGGCACTATCACCGTGGGCGCGGCGGCAGACAATAACTTCGGTGCCGGTACCTATCCGGCGATTAACGGCTTCGTTATTGCTTATCTGAGGGCTGCTTAATGGACTGGGGAGCACTACTTGTAACTGAGAGCGGCGCACCGTTTATCACGCCGCAGTCAATACCGCTGGCGATGTACAGCAAAAAAAGCGCTGGCATATCTGGCTCTGCCGGTTCGGTCACAACTATTTCACAGACGTTTCCCTCCGGCAGGCCTGTTATCCCGTTCGTATACTCGACCACTAACTGTGTTGTCAGTTACACAGTAGGCGGGAATGTCTGCACCGTAACGTTCCGCAACTCAACGGCAGCCGGTACAGCATACGTGTACTTTTTCACGATTTTCGAACAGCCGTTGCCGGACTGGGGGATTGCCATCTGGGACGAGCAGGGCGTGTGCATTCTGACAAACGAGACACGGGTACTTACTGACGTGCAGGCGGTCGGCACTAACGGCAGTGACAGCGCCGGTTTTTCGATTAATACCACGCTGCCCGGTAAATTTGGCATCGTTCCGTCAATGTCCGGCCTGGCGACAGGTGTCATCCTCGACGGGGGAACGCGACCTTGGTCCTCGCAATACAGCTTCTCTGCCGTTTTCAATGGAGGCACCACCCAGATCGCACAGGCTACTACCGGGGGCACTGCCGGAAGTGGGGTATCTAACCTTGTCTACCACAACATGAAAAACAGCGTTTATGCGCTTAACCTCGCTAACTACGACTGACAGCTAATCACATTCCACAGCAGACCCGCCGCGAGCGGGTTTTTTATTGTCCGGAGAACACATGATTTACACCACTGGCACGATCGCCGGCAGCGGCAACACACTCACTGGTACCGGCACTAATTTCACCGCAGCGGGCACGCTGATCCGCAACGGTTGTACTGTAATCGTACTGACCAGCCCACCTCAGGCATTCCAGATCACCGGCGTTACCAGCGCCACGCAGCTGGCGGTGTCGCCCGCAGTTAACCCCGCCATCCCGGCAGGTACCCGTTACGCGATCCTGCTCAGCGATTCGTTAAGCGTTGACGGCCTGGCGCTGGATATTGCTGAGACGTTCGGCATGTATCAGCGCTACATGGGCGGGTTTGCTGACGTAGTGCAGTCCAGCGGCATCGTGACGATCACCATCAATGGTAAACCTGTCACCGTGCCGGGCCTACAATCAGTCGTTCAGAAAGACTCGACCGGAACGGTGCCGGTTTCTCTTGGCGGTACCGGCGCGCCGACTGCTGCGGGAGCCCGAAAAAACCTGGGGCTGGGTAGCGCGGCTCTGGCTGATATTGGTCTGAATAACGGTGACGTCATGACGATGGGCGGTTCCAACTACTGGAACGCCATCAGGATCTCATCGGTATTCGATTACAATACTGTTTCAGCGTTCCTGTCGACGTATCAGCAAACGCCATCATTCCCCGGAACAGGGCAGGGTACGATTATTAATACGGCTATGGAATCGAACAATAAATATGGTTCCCGCTGGATTGGTGACTCCTCAGGCGTGCCTTATTTCCAGGCAAAAATAAATGATGTCCTTTCCGACACTTATAAAATCTGCGCGATCGGCAAAACGGTCACAGCCGACGCAAATGGATTTATTAAGTTGTCCTCTCCTGTCATAAAACTATTCACTGATGGCACATGCGAAGCGAACGAAGAAGCCGAAGGCGTAACTGCTACTCGCGCGTCAGTTGGCGTATACAAGGTAACAGGATCCGCCGGGCTAAATAGCGACGGTATCTGGACCATCGAAATTCCACAGGACCTCAACGGCAACAGGCTTTGTTTTGTTGACGTTAAGACAACTAAAAGCGGGGTGATAACGCTATCCGTATTTAGACGTCGTTTCGACATCGATACAGCAATGGTGGTTGCAGGTGAGCCGATGGATATTCCTGACGGGCGCTGGCTGGATCTGCGTCTCGATATGCCAGCTAATTCTGTGTATAACCAGAAGCGCCTGGCAGCAGAGGCGGCAATGGCTGAAGCCGAGGCGCTGGCAATAAAAGACGCTGAAAATACAGATCAAAGTATTAACTCTGATAATCAATAGGCCGCACTGCATAAAAACTCTTTAAGTATAACCCCCTGGATAACTCATCAGACCCTGCATAAGCAGGGTCAACGGCAGCTATGAGCGAAAGGCGGAAGTTATGATTTATCGTAAATAACCTGCATCTGAACTTTCTAATTAAACGTGGATTTCTCCAACGACAGTCCACGTAAAGGCTTTCATCATATGTAAACGCTAAAACTTTCTGTTCCGAAAGCTGGAATACATCATCAGATATCTTTTAAGATTGCGAAGCGTCATCAGCTTTATCAGCGTTCGTAAGCTCATGTTTTTGTTGCGGATATAGTACAGAGTAAACAGCTGATATTTTTTACTGGATGCATTTAGTTTGCATTTATGTTTCCGGTAAAAATCAAGATAGCCTGCAAACTTTCGTCCTGAGCAGGTGATACGGGCTTCACCATGATTGACATAGAGCACCTGTGTGATGTCATCCAGTTTGAAAGGATCACCATACGTTTCTGCCAGCCGGTAAAATGCATCATAATCCTGAGCAGCACTCAACTTCTCGTCGAACAGTGTTTGCCTCAGACGGTCGGTTAATGTCAGCATCTGATTACCAATTATATTTCTCTTATCAAACAGGCTCTTTCTGTAAGCAGGTTTCGGATACGTCTGTAATTCACTTATATGGTGATAGCCCCTACTGTCGCAGATGTAATCATTGGCATACAAAAAACCGTGTTGCTCGAGTTTATATTGAAAAGTAAGAAAGGAAGAGAGACGGGTAGGCAACCATTCATCATCATCATCCAGGCCAGTAATTAAATCACCTCGTGCAATTTTTATTGCCTGATTCCGGACAGCACAGGCACCGGAATTAAATTCATTACGAATATACGTAATTCGCGGATCATTAATATCTTTAATAAATGCCTGCAACTGCTGAAAGGATGAGGAAAAATCATCAATAATAATGAGTTCCCAATGCGAGTAATCTTGTTTAAGAACCGACTGTATAGCACGAATCGTCAGTGTTTCACGATTCCATGTGGGCATATAAACAGATATGAGAGGCTGGGAGGAAAGTGTAACATTCCTTGTGCGCTCACATTCTGTAGGCACACCAGTAAAAGTGGAGGCGTTGACATCACTTCCGGAAAAGTCAACACCAGTGCAGTCCGCATGCTGGAAAATGGCCCCTTCTGTTTTACAGTGACTCATATTTGCTCCCTTAAGCTTGGCATATGAAAAATCAGCACCACGCAGATCGCTGAACGAAAGATCGCTCCCGATGAAATTTATACTTCGCAAGTTGAGGCCCTGGAGATCCATGAATCGTAGGTCTGCGCCTGACATATCCAGTTGAGGGTGAGGATTTTTCAGAGCATTGCTGTGATAGCTCAGCAGTTTTCTTTGAATTTTTTTCTTGCTGTTCATGTTTAACTTACTGTAAGTACATATTACAAACCATGAACACAGTTAAACACTCTTATTACCCTCCAGCAATCAAGGGCATTCATTTTCAGAAATATGCTATAGACCCGCCGACGCATAGTTACATCTTTTCACTAAATCTTTCTAATTGTATGGCAAAATAATCATCTGTGAGTTGAGGGTGTCAGGTCAAAAACAGGGCGTAATTCCGAGTTCATATGCTCTCGCAGACTAATAAATTGTGAGATTAGAACGCCCGCTTATGGCACATAACCGATACCCACTTATTAGCTTTTTTAAGTTGAGCGCGGCGCATTTGGGCTTATACGGGCAGAGGATCCAGCAAGCCTGGCAGATGAAGCGTGAAATGCTCTCGCCGCGCTACACGATGCGGTGGCCGGATGTGCTGCTTGTACGTGCCCAGTAAGATTGTTTTGACAGAGAATTTTGGGGGCATATTGGGGGCATGGAACGCTCTAGGGACACATTTAGGGACACGAAATTGTCCTCATATGTCCTTGTATGTCCGACATGTGCAGGTACTAACTTTATGAAAAGTTTATAACTTCATGTTTTAGCGTTTTTTTTGCTGCTAATCGCATAAATAGGCATTGCCTATACATGTTTCATTTTTGTTATCAAATGGCGAGTGTTGCTCGTTAAAAAACAGTTTTTTCAACGACTTGCTATCAAAAATCCTTTCCTGTTAACCCTAGCAGCAGGGTCTATGCTTAATAGAAGTGTGCAAATTGGGCGATTAACGCGAATAACCCTGCGGATTAGAGGTTGAAGTGATAATCATTATCACTAACATAGCGTTATGTCCTTCTGACGTAATCATGTGAGGTATACCTATGGAATTGCATTCAGGGACTTTCGATCCAAACAATCCGGGCTGGCAAGGGCTAACGTTGACCCCTGCGGCAGCGGAGCATATTCGCGCACTGACCAGCAAGCAGCCGGCGCTGCGCGGCGTTCGCCTGGGTATCAAACAGACGGGCTGCGCGGGTTTCGGCTATGTGCTGGACACCGTGACCGAACCAGCGAAAGACGATCTGCTGTTCGAGCTAGACGGTGCGCGCCTGTATGTTCCTTTGCAGGCCATGCCGTTCATTGATGGAACGACTGTCGACTATGTGCGCGAAGGATTAAACCAGATATTTAAATTTCATAATCCGAAAGCTCAGCACGAGTGCGGCTGTGGTGAAAGCTTTGGGGTATAG